GGAGCGGTCGCGCGAGGCCGAGATCATGGCCGGGCGGATCAAGGACCCGCCCGAATCGTGGGATGAGATCGCCGAGGCCCAGGGGGTGTCCCGGCGGGCCGTGCGCAAGCGCTATGACCGCTTGATGCAGAAACTCGCGGTGGTGGCCAACGGCGGAGCTGACGGCAAGCTGGCGGCGCTGGCGGCCCGCGTGCAGGAGAGCAACCGAGCCTTCAAGCGTCGGGCGGGAGGAACATCGTGACGTTAGACCCCTATGCCACGCTCGGCGTCGACAAGACGGCCACCAAAGAGCAGGTGCGCCGGGCGTACCGCAAGAAGGCCAAGACCGCCCACCCGGACGCCGGCGGGCGCCGGGAGGACTTCGACGCTGTCAACACCGCTCATCTCGTCCTGTCCGATCCGGATCGAAGGGCGCGCTACGACGCCACTGGAGAGCTTGACGACCGCCCCGAAGAGAGCATCGAGGCGCAAGCCGCGTCGGTCCTGGCGCAGTTTCTCGACGAGGTGCTGGGTGGGGAGATCGACCCGACGTCGATCAACGTCGTCACGTTCCTGGAGGACCGGATCAGGACCGAGCGCAAGGCGACGGAGATCAAGCTCACACCGATCCGCCTTGCCTGCGCTCGAGCCAAGCGGATGGAGACCAAGTTCAAGCGCCGGTCGAAGGGCGAGAACCTGATGGCCCGCCTGATCGCGACCCGGCGCCGACATTTGGAGAGGGCCATAGAGGCCGGCGACAAGGCGCTGGCGGTGCTCGCTGCCGCGCTGGTGATCGCGGCCGGCTACACCTTTGATGCCGACCCGCCGCCGCGTCCACAGAGCCAGCCGTGGTGGGGTGATGGCCTCGCCGATCACCAGCGGGCCGACCTTGCAGCCGATTTGGCCGACGCATTCAAGCGGGCGCGCAAATGAAGATGCGCGGAGTCCACATTCCAGGCTTCGTCTTGGACAAAAAGACCGGGAAGCCGAAACGGTCGACGAAACGGCTTTCGGTTTCGAGCAAAATCAAGCAGAAGAACAGCAAGCGCGTGCGCGTCAAGAGAGGGATTTGAGCCGAGCTTTCATGCGCCTGCCACCCAAGACGCTCCGCGACGAGATCGCCAAGGTCAACGCCCGCGACATCAACGTGCGCTCCCGCTCCTACAAGGCGGCGGAGAAGCGCGCGGGGCTCGTCTCGGTGTGTCTATGCGGGCCGGCACATCCGGTCCCGCGCCGCATGGGCGACAACATGGGCGGTTGGCCCGTGTTTTTGGTCGTCACCATGAAGGATCGGACGGCGGCGAAGGACGACGACCTGTCGCAAGCCTATCACCGCTTCGAGGTGCTGGAATTCGTCAAGGTCGAAAGTCGCGAGCACGGGGAACGCCTGAAGGCCTCCCTCGATGTCATGCTGCTCGGTGCACAACGGTCGCAGGACAACGAGCAGCCCCGGCACAAGTTCAGGGACGTCATGGGCTGCTTCGAGACCGAGGCCGAACGCCATGCATGGTGGGCGACGCTACTCGAAGACGCACACCGCGAGGTGATGAAACAGGCGACGCGGTTCCCCATCTATTCGGCCGAGACGGCGCAGGTAAAGATCGCGGCGAGCGCGAAGAGTTTCGGGAGAGGAGCAAGGCGATGAGCCACGGAAAGCACCCGGCATTGGCCATGTGCGAGTTCGTGAAGACCTACGAGCAGGAAGGTGATGGCATGGAGCCGGCCACTCAAGACATCATCGTCCGCCAGTGCGACGAAGGCGGTGGTCCCTATTGGGTGATCGAGACCGATCGCTGGTCCTTCGACTTCCTGGACGACCTCATTGATCTTTTGAAGGGGGCCGGAGTGCAGAGCAAGGGCGCGGCGGAACTCGTCGAGTTCGGGTTCGTCCCGCCGCCATCTCCGGACGCCACAGTATCGGTGGTGTCACGATGACCACCATTGCAACGGACGGGGTAACGATCGCGGCGGACGGGCTGCGCTTGTGGGGCAGCGAGCGCCGCGGCACGGACTTCCAGAAAATCGTCATGCGCTACGGGCGCGTCTACGCATTCACGGGTATGGCGCCGTTGATGGACCCGCTGATCGACTGGCACCACGAGGGAGCCAGGGTCGACTCCCTCCCGAAAATGGGGACGGATGCCGAGTGGGGCTTTCTGGTCGTGATCGACCGAGAGGGGATTGCCAAGTATTCGCACGGCTGCCCCTATATCGAGCGATTCGACCCGCCGATTGCGTTCGGAGCTGGCGCGGATTACGCCATGGGGGCCATGCTGGCCGGAGCCAGCCCGCGCCGTGCCGTCGAAGTCGCGGCCAGTTTGTGCTATCACACAGGCGGCACGATCACCGAGGTCGCCATCGCCGAGGCGCTGGGGCTCTCTCAGGTCAAGGAAGCGGCGGAGTGAGATGATGGCGCGCGCTTGGGTCTTCTCCGATTTGCACCTCGACGCCAACCGGCAACCGTTCTCGCTGCCCAAGGTCCGGCCCGAGTGCGACATGGTGATCTGCGCCGGCGACATCTGCGAGGGCGCCGACCGCGCCATCGACTGGCTGGCGGATCAGAAGTTTGGCGTCCCGGTCGTCTACGTTCTCGGCAACCACGAATTCTACCGCGGCGAGATGCGCGACGAGATGGAGAAGGCGCTGGCGGCCGCCGACCACGCGGGCATCCACTGGCTCGACTGTTCCCACGTCGACATCGGGAGCACCCGCGTCATCGGCGCGACGCTGTGGACCGACTACCGGCTCGACGGGGAAGCGTGGCGCGCTCCCGCCATGCTGGCGGCTCAGGGCATGATGAACGACCACCACCTGATCCGGTTCGGCGGACGTCGCTTCAAGCCGGCCGATGCGGTTGGCCTACACGACTATGCGCGACACTTCATCGGCGGCATGCTGACCGAGTCCTTCGACGGCGCGAAGGTCGTCGTCACGCACCATGCGCCGAGTTCCAAGTCGATCCACGCCAACTACATGGGGTCGGTCCTCAACGGTGCTTTTGCCAACAACCTCGACGATCTAGTGGATCTGGCCGACCTCTGGGTGCATGGTCACGTTCACAGTCGGCACGACTATCGGATCGGGGACGGGCGCGTGATCTGCAACCCGCGAGGGTATGCGAACGAGCGGACCGGGTTTGATCCGAAGCTCGTCGTCGATGTTGGCGTTAGGGTGGCCGCATGAACATCCCCACTCTCACTCGGTCCGTCTCCTGGGAGTGGCGGCTCCTGATCACGATTGTGGTGGGGAGCTTCGTGCTCGGGGCCGTATTTGGCGGTTGAGGCTGGTCATGACATTCGACGCGCGGGAGTGGTCGCTTTATCGCGGCCCTTCTTGCCCCAACAGCAGACACGACCGACGACGCGGTGACGCGCTTCGTCTGTTTTGTCGTGTTCGGGGTGTAGGGAAGTCTGGCCGTTCCCGCCTGGCTTGGGACCAGGAAATCGCAGGTTCAAATCCTGCCGCCCCGACCAAATCAAGCCCATGACGAGCCGCTGAGACGCGGCGAAACGCGCGCGCCCTTCATCGGGCGGCAAATCGCGCGTCGGGCGCCCCATTAGCCAGCGGCGCGCACCACTAACCTGTTGCAGGTTCGAGCCCTGCCGGGTTCGCCAAAACCGTTGCGAAACTGAACAACGCACAATTTTCGCGCAAAAAAAAGGCCCGCGGGCCGAAACCCACGAGCCTTTCCGAACCGTTCAGGCCGACTCGAACGTCTTGCAACGTCCGACCGAGGTGCGCGACGGGATCTCTCCCGCCCCCTCCCACTCGCCGAGCCGGAGGGACACCCACGTCTTCGACCGCCCCCACCGCTCCGCGAGCCAGTCTTGGCTCGGGATCGGCTCCCGCCTGTGAAGCAGTGCCTGCAGATCCGCGAGGGCTGCGGCGTGGCTTTCGACGCCACCCTTTGGCTGGGCGACAGGGGGTGGCAAAGCCCGTGTTTGCGGGCTTGCAGGGGGTGACACCGGGCCGTGTGCAGTCTCTGCCGGCACCTCGACGGTGACGGTTTCGACGCGGGCGAAGAGGACGGAGCCGAACGTGGCGACGAGCACCACGCCGAGCCCCATGATCCACGCCCAGCCGCGCGAGACGATGTTTTCCTCGACGGATTGCTCCGCCGGGGGTGTCAGTCGCGCCATGGCGGTCGCGGCCAACTCCATCGCCTTGCCGGCGTCCGTCTTGGTGATGGCCTGCGCCATCTCCAAGCGCAGGTCGAGGATCGGCCGGCAGGCCTTGGCGGCCTCGGCAGACATCGACCCCGCATCGGCGGTGCACTGCTTGGTGTCGGTCCAGGCCCATCCAGGGATGCGCACGCGCTCCATGGCGGCCCGAACCTCGGCGGTCGACCTGACGCTGCCGACTCGGTCGTGATCGGCCTTGGCGGCGTCGTAGGCCGCCTTGGCCGTGGTGTACGCCGTCCGGTCGTGGCTTTCGCCGCCGACCTTCGTGCGCTGCGCCTCGAGGATGGTCGACGCCATGGCCGCGATCGAGATCGCCAGCAACAGCGGCAGCGTCAGTCCGGCCAGCAGGCGCTGGCCCCGTGATCCGGATGGTGTGAACGCCACCCATGCGACCCGAGCTTGGGCCAGCGAGATCACGATCGCGGCGACGCCCAAGACGGCGCCGGCCAGCGAGACCGGGACGCCCAGGGCGGGGACGTGGATGGTGAACGATTCGAGGTGAGCGCCGAGCCCGTAGGCACGGAGCACGTTGGACGCGGCCTCGGCGCCGATGGCCAGGGTGATGGGCACCCAAGCCAGGGCTGGCACGCGCCAGCGGGTTGTGGTAGTGGTGTTGGTGACCAGCATGGGATAGCCTCCAGGTGGGTCCGAGGTGTCGCGCGATTGCAGTTCGCGCCCCTCATAAACGACAAAGCCCCGGTCACCTTGCGGTGCCGGGGCTTTGCGTTGGGCTCAGATGTCGCCGAGCGCGCACGCGATCAGCGTGACGATCGAGATGGTTCCGCCGGCGGCGCAGACGGCGATGATGATGCCTTCGATAATCATGGGGTGCCTCCAGGGCGTTGAAACGCAGCACGCCCGGGGCTCGGCGTTGCAGCGCCGGCCCCTTACCCCTTGAAACGCAAAACGCCCGCGCATCCCTGGTGGAATGGCGGGCGTTTTGTCGGGGTCAATGACTGGGATCGTAGATCGGGATGCCGCCGCCGATGCAGTGGTCGATGCCGAGCCAGACGCGGCCGTTGTAGGACACGGTTGCGACGGTGACGCCGTCCTCGTCGACGATGCGGCAAGGCGGCGTCTCGGACACTCCGAGATTGAGCGTCGCGATGGCATTGACGTAGGCTTCGGACACCTGCTCCCACGACTCGACGAGGTGGGCGCGATCGTTGATCCTGGCGAAGTAAGCCATGGCTGGTGAGCCTCCAAAGGAGTTGATTGCCCCGTTGCAGCGGGGCGCCTGCTTGGCGCAGGGGGATCGGGCCCGGCCGAAGCCGAGCCCTCACCGCTACGTCAGGCCGTGACGGTCACGTTGACCTCGTCGCCGCGAAGCTCCGGCAGTTCGAGCGTGACCTCGGTCTGCTTGGGAACCGGAACCTTGATCATCATGCGCGTGACGCGAAGGATGTCGCCGCCGTGGTCGACGCGCATCCGCTCGATGGCGGTGTCGCGATCCACGTCTCCGGTGACGTCCCCGCTCTCGTTCGTGACCATGAAGAACTCGGTCTCGTGGAACTCGGTCGTGGTCGTGTCGGTCATGGTAGCCTCCAAAAAGTAGGTGTCCCCTCGTTGCAGCGAGGGGCCTGCCGACGGCAGGGCGGGAACCTCCAAGGAATTCTTGGGGGTTCAAACGCTATCGTCGGAGAAGGGCAAGGCTTGATGGTGCGGCCCCGAAGGGCCGCGATGGTCATTTGCCAAGGAGCACGGTTGCCAGCGCGAAGGCGATGGGGGCGCCGCAAGCGAGGCAAAATTTCATGTAGCTCTCCATCTTATCAATAGCTTCGCCATTGCCCTCGGGGAGAGGGGTTGGCGTTCGGCTGGATGGGAGTCCTTCGCTTACCTCTTCCCGATCCCCCTTGTCGTCCATCCTGTGGCTTGGGGTGTGTTCGGGTCGATGGGCTTGGCTAGTGGGCCATCTCAGCGTCTATGATCTAAATATAGCATAACGTTTTGCGTTATGCAAGGGGGCTGGAGCCGCGCCATACGAAAAACGTATCACATTTTCGTGATCGAGGAAAATCGCCGGAAAACGTTTGACGTTCCGGCTTGGCGGACGTAGCTTTCGGCCATGGCTAGACCGAAAAAAGACGACGAGATCGGCGCAAAGGCGTTCCTCGGGTTCCGCATACCGGAGGCGCTTCGGCAGCGACTAGAGACTGTCGCCGAGCGCAACAGCCGAGTGCTTGCCGAAGAGGCTAGGCACGCCATAGAGGACTATGTCGCACGGGCTGAGGCGGCGCCCGGCTGCATCGAGCGCCGCCTCAGCCCGGCAGGAAAGGCACGGAAATGACCGACGTTTCAGCCAAGTACTGCGACAAGGTGAGCCCAGAGCACGCGCTTGCGATGCAGGCCATCGGCATGGCGCGCATGATGCTGGCGCCGCAGCGCGAGCACTTGCAGGAGTTGCTTGACGCAGAGGACCGAATGCACTCGTTCGGCCACATTACCGACCCGACGCTATACCGCGACATGATCTACTCGAAGAACTTCGAGCGGCAGACGCGCCTGATCCGCGCCGCTCGACGAGGTCGAGGCGGTTGCCGCAGAGGTGTCTGAGGCATAACATTCGTGCCGCCAGCGGGCCGTGGTGGAAGGCAGCACCAGCCCTCGCGGGTGACCGGGTTCGAGTCCCACCCGCTGGCGGCACGAACCTGCGACACTCTGTCGCATTCCACGGCGCCGATTTCTGAGGCAGCGCCGGTTGCGCTCCGCCCGTGGGACGGGTACAACCTTCGTCATGGTCTCGCTTCGCGCCCGCCCAGCATAACGCTCGGCGGGCGCTATCGTTTCTGGCCCATGACCGCCAGCCGATCGACCAGCAATCGCCCCACGCACCTCAAAAGTTGATCACGGGCGCATCCTGCTGCGTTGGTCCTGACCTCGGGCCGGTCCTATTCGGCGAGACCACACCCCTCCCCCCATTCCCGGTTCAGTGCCTGCGTATCCCCCCCGTCCACATCCCCGGAGATGGACCACCATGCCGATCTATCCACCGACCATCGTTGCCGACGCGGTGACGCTCCCACAGTAGATGCGGCTTTTCCGGCCCGGGCGGCATATCGCCCGGGCCGGCTTCGTATTCCGCGCCCTCCCATCCCCCGCAAACGGGCCTCCCCGCCATGAGCACCGACGAGCGCATCGACGCCCTCCACATGGCCGAGGCCGAACTGGCGACGGCGGTGGCGATCTACGTCCGGGTGCTTGGGGAGCAGGAGGGCGAGCGCGTCGCGCACAACCTCGTCGCCGACTACGCCGCCAGCGCGGCGTCCAAGTCCAAGCGCCCGCTCGTTGTCAATATGTCTCAGCGGAGCAACTGACCCATGGCCGAGACCACCACCCATCGCCGCTCCCCGGAGCGCGCCAGCGCCGTCATCGATCGCGCCGCCCGCATGCGCTCGGCTCGCCCCAGTATCTGGGATCGCCGGCTGTTCGACCAGCAGATGCGCACCCCGGGCCAGGGCCGGGCTCCGCTCCAGTTCGACTTCCTGAAGCCCGAGCACGTCAAGCCCATGGGCGTGCAGACCGTTTCGACCAGGGCCGTCGTCTCCGACCAGCCGACCATCTCGGTCAAGGCCGTGAAGGGTAAGATCGCGGAGACCGCCACGCGCGGCGCCACCCCGACCTCGGGCGGCAAGCTGCCCCAGCTCCTCTACCACGACGGCAAGTACCACGTTTTCGACGGTAACCACCGCGTCACCGCAGCCCGCGCGCTCGGCGACCGTGCCGTGACCGGCCAGGTGTTCGAGCTCAAGCCGGGCGTCGGACGTCCCTCGGTCCACAACTCGGACGGTCTGACGCTCGGGGTTGCCGGGGCCGCCAGCATCGCCTCCGTCGCCGCCGCCGCCAAGATCGCGCACCGCGATGCCAAGGCTTCAGGCGCCTCCGATTCCATGGCTGCCACCAAGGCCACGCTCGCCGGCGCGCAGCAGGCCTCGACGCCGTTGGTGCTGAGCAGCATGATCGGCGCAGCCGAGCGCTACGGCTCCAAGGCGGTTGGCGCGGCCGCCTCGACCATCGGCAAGTTCGCGCTGCCTGCGTCAATGGCCGGCCACGCCGCGGCCTACGCTTGGGACGCTCACAAGCACGGCGCCGACGCGGCCGGTGTCGCCAAGGCGGCCGGCTGGGGCGCCCTGAACGGAGTCATCCCGATCGACCTCATGAACAAGGCATTCGGTCCGGCTTCCCGCGGCCCTGCTGCGGCCTTCAATGCCGCCAACCAGCACTACGCCTCGCTGCACATGACGCACGCCCCGGAGGCACCCGCCGCCCCGTCCGATAAGAACCGCAAACGCGGCACGCAGAACGAGGCCAACCTCAAGGCCATCATCGCCGCCCGCCAGCAGAGAGCCCAGGAGGCCAGCCCGTGAGCTGCAGCACCTGCCAAGCTCTCCGCCAGGAGGCGGTCGACCACCTCCTGCATGGTCGGATCACCAAGGCCACAGCCACTGTCACCAAGGGGCTCCGCATCATGGCAGGGGCTGACCAGAAGCCTGCCGTGAAGCCACCCCCTGTCGTCCCCCGCCCGCGCTGACCCCCAGCACGGGCAACTCCAACCACCACCCCGCTCCCCCCTTCATCCCAGCACCCCGCCCCCCCCAAGAGAGAGCAGGGAAGAGAGGAGAACCACAAGGCAAACACGAGAGTCGCCCATGACGGTAGACAGACCCAAGGGGAGATCACCCCACAAGCTGACGAAGCAGCAGACGGCATTCGTCGAGCACTACACCCGGCACCTCAACGCAGCCGCAGCCTACCGCCACGCCTACCCGACGTCCAAGAAGTGGACCAACAAGCGGGTGGCATCGGAAGCGAGCAAGGCGCTGCAACATCCGGGTATCTCAGCTATCATCCAGGCGCGTGCGGAGAAAGTAGCCGCCATCGCCGAGAAGGAATTCGACCTGTCCGCCCGCCTGATCCTCCAGGAATTGGCAGCCATTGCGCTGGCCAAGCCGGGGGATTTCTTCCAGTGGGGCAAGCGCAAGGTCACCCGCCACAAGAAGGACGGCACGGCCTATGAGGTCGAAGTTGACTTCGTGGACCTGACCCCATCCGACAAGCTGACCGAGGTCCAGAAGAAGGCTGTGGTCGCGGCGGAGTTGACCACCAACAAGTTCGGGGACGTCATCCCGGTCCTGAAGCTGGCCGACCGCACCAAGGCGCTGATCAAGCTCGGCGAGCACTTCCAGCTCTTCAACGGCAAGATCGACGTCGTCCACCAGGGCACGGTTTCGCACCAGGCCGTCGAGCCGGATGCCGTCAAGCAAAGCAACGACCCCAGGGACGCGCTCAAGCTGTTCGATGCCTTCCGTCGCCAGCAGCAGCTTCCGCCCGGCTCGTTCGGCAAGGCGAACTGATCCATGGCCCGCATGGATTGGCCGCTGGACTTCACGGGGGAACTCGCGCGCCGGCTCGAGATCGAGCGCCGGATCGCCAGCGACCCCGTGATGCTCGCCGGCGCCAAGGCGTTCTATGCGGCATCCCCAGTCGGCTTCATCTCGGATTGCGTGTGGGTCTACGAGCCTCGCAACTCCAACAAGGGGATGCCGACCAAGATCCCCGTCGTCCCGTTTCCGCGGCAACGCGAGTACATCGAGTGGCTGGCCGAGCGGTTCGCGACGAAGACGTCAGAGCCGGTCGAGAAGTCGCGTGATAGCGGCGCCACCTGGATGGCGTGCGCATTCGCCGTGTGGGTGTACCTGTTCAAGCCCGGCTCTGTCGTTGGCTTCGGCTCCCGCAAGGAAGTGCTCGTCGACCAGTTCGGCGACATGAACTCGATCTTCGAGAAGATCCGCTCGATCGTGCGCAACCTGCCGCACTACCTGCGGCCGGATGGGCTGAACGAGAAGGCGCACTTCAACCACATGCGCCTCGTCAACCCGGAGAATGAGGCGTCGATCATCGGCGAGGCCGGCGACAACATCGGCCGTGGCGGCCGGTCCTCCCTGTTCTTCGTCGACGAAGCGGCCTTCATCGAACGCCCTGCGATGATCGAGGCCTCGCTGACCGCCAACACCGACTGCCGCATCGACATTTCGAGCTCGCGCGTCGGCACGCTGTTCAACGAGTGGCTGGCGACATCAAAGAACAAGTTCATCTTCGACCTGTCGGACGCACCCTGGCACACCCCGGAATGGGTGGCGACGAAGAAAGCCGACCTCGAGGCCAAAGGGCTCGGGCACATCTTCCGGCAGGAGTACCTGCGTGATGCCACGGCCGGCATCGAGGGTCAACTGATCCCCTCGGATTGGGTCGAGGCCTCCATCGACGCCTGCCAGCGTCTCGGCATCAAGCCTACCGGAACCAAGGTCGGCGCACTCGACGTCGCCGACGGCGGTCGAGATCGCAATGCTCTGGCCATCCGGCACGGGGTCGAGGTGCAGGACGTTCGCACGCGCGGCGACCTGCTCTCCGGAGAGGCCGGGTCTTGGGCCTACGGCGTCGCCATGGAGCGTGGCTGCGATCGGCTGCTCTACGATTCGATCGGCGTCGGCGCCGGCGCGGCCACGTCGCTCAAGATGGCGCAGGCCGCGCGAGAAACCGCACGAGTGGCGCAGAGGGACCGCGTCGAACGCATCCTGGCTCACCTCGTGGCTCGCACGCGCCGGCCGCGATCAGTGATCGTTGCCCCGACCATCATCGACGAGGGTGGCCAGTACCGGGTCGCATTCGTCGACCGCCGCGTCGGCTCTCGCAAGGTGCTGTCGCCCCGCGGCCGCCACAATATCACCGTCGCTGGCTGGAGTGCGGCAGGCGCCGTCGTTAACCCGAAGCGCCGGTACGAAGGTAACCGGACCAACGAGGATATGTTCGCGAACGCCAAGGCGCAGGCCTGGTGGGCGCTGCGCGACCGATTCCTTGCCACGTTCAAGGCTGTCACGACCGGCGTCGTGACGGACGCGGATGCGCTCATCAGCTTGAATGGAAGCATCGCCGAGCTGCGCGAGCTGAAGAGCGAACTGAGCCAAGTCACTTGCAAACACTCGCCGGCCGGCAAGATCCTGATCAACAAGGCCCCGGACGGCCATATGTCGCCGAACCGGGCCGATTGCGTGATGATCTCGTTCGCGCCAGTCTCGTCCGGCCCCTCGATCGTCGGCGCCTTTTGAGCCACCACAGCCCTTGCGGAGCAACCCATGACCACCATGACCACGACGTCCCTGCCTGCCGGGCAGTGGACGCTCATCTACACGGCATCCGGCGCCGTCACCGTGACGGTGCAGAGCCTGACGCCGGCCTCCGACCTGCGTATCCGCATCGGCGGCGCGGTCGATGCCAGCGCCGATGCGCTCACGGCGGCCGCTGACATCCTGCGCCCCTTCGAACACCGCCCCGTCACGCTCGTCGCCGGCGACAAGGTCATCGCCTGCCCGCTTCAGTCCACCATCACCGGCTCGATCAATGTCCGCGCCTGATCTGGAGAGACCAAAGTGCTGAAGGCTGCGTCTGCTTTCGTGCTCTGCTTCATGCTCTCGCTGTTCGTCATGGTCGCCGCGGCCATGGTCGGCGGCTGCTCGACCAACCCGGCCGGCTCCCCGATCATGATCGGCACCAACACGGTGACCTCCGCCGCTCCGCCAGCCGCGCCGGTTCCGGCCAAGCCGGCCCCCAAGGCCGATGGCGAGTCCGATCCCCCCTACACCCCCGGCGTGCCGCCCAACTGCGGCCTCCCCTGCAAGGCGAGCTGATCGCAACGAGACAGGACCATCCCCATGTCTGGCTTTTTCTCCCGCTTCTTTGGGCGGCCGCGAGAGACGAAAGCGGCCGTGGCCGCTCCGGTTTCGAGCGCGGCGAGCCCGTCCGGGCTGTTCGCCGCCCAGTTCCTCTCCGCACAGGAAATCTGGCCCTATCAGGCTTGGCTGCTCTACCTCAACTCGAGCACCTACTCCAAGATCGTCAACCTGATCGCCGACGAGGTCGCCCGCCTTCAGCCGCAGGTCAAGATCAACGGGGAAATGGCCTCCGACACGCAGATCGACCAGCTTTTGAAGCGCCCCGGCCGCGGCCGCGACCGCAAGGGCTTCATCAAGGATCTGGCCGTCCAGCAGCTCGTGACCGGCACCGCCTACCCGGTCATCTACGGTAACCCCAGCGCCGCCCAGCCTCTCCAGAACATCATCATGATGGAGGTGGCCAAAAGCCAGTACGTCAAGCCGACTGCGTCCACCTCGGATATGTGGCCCGACAACTACTGGTACAGCGAGGGAACGCGCGCGCTCACCTTCTACCGTGACCCGTCCAATCCCCGCGACTTCCAGTGGCGCGACCCGAGTGGCCTCGTGCAACTGTTCCCGATCTACGAGATGGACGGCAGCTACCGCGGCGTCGGCCTGTCCCGCCTCAACGCCATCAAGCACGACGTCGAATTGAGGTTGAAGGGCATCCAGCACAACGCCTCGGTGCTCGACAACGGCGCCCGCCCGTCCGGTATCGCCGCCTACAAGTCGGAACTCACCCCCGAGCAGAAGCAGGACGTGCGGGCGCAGTTCCAGGCATTGGCCGCCGGATCGCAGAACGCCGGCAAGGTGCTCGTCACCGACGGCGGGGAACTGGATTTCACCCAGCTTTCGCAGTCGATGAAGGACATGGACTTCGCCAAGCTGATCGAGGTCGTCGAGGACGCCATCGCATCGGCCTACAACGTGCCGGTGACGCTGTTCCGCACCTCGGCCCAGACCAACAACAACTACGCCACCGCGTGGGAGACCTTCTACTATTTGGCCGTGCTCCCGGTGTTCGAGACCATCTACGGCGGCCTGGGCCGACTGTTCTCAGAGCGCTTCGGCGCCGACATCGAACTGACCCACGACGCACTGACCAACCCCGTGCTGGCCAAGGCGGCGTCGGACCGCGCGCTTCGGCTCTACGGTGGGCACCTCGTCTCGCGCAACGAGGCGCGCGAGATCATCGGCTTCGAGCCGGTGCTCGGTGGCGACACCATCTACGGCTCGGTCGGAGATGTTCCCCAGGCCGAGGACTATTTCACGAACCACGGCATCAACGATCCGGCGGCGCGGCAGGGTGACAACTCGGTGCAGGCCTACCACGAGGCCCGCCCTGATGCCGACCCGGCCAATCAGGCACGGGCGGAAGAGGCCGCGCGCGCCGAGGGACGCGCTGCGGTCGAAGGCGGCAAGCCGGGCAAGCCCAAACCGGGGGACAAGAAGCCGGCGAAGGACAAGGCCGAGGCGGAGAAGGCCTTCGGCCAGATCTTCGCCTTCGCCGATGGCCTCAAGAGCTATCGGCCGAAGATTGAGAGCGGCAGTGGGCGGAAGGTGGCTTGACCATGGCGAAGGCTGCTGCTGCACGCAAGGACGATGACCAAAAGTCGCATTGGTTGCCGCTGACGGCCATGCTGCTCGGCGGCATCGGGGCGGCCCGCCACATCGAAGGACCGTCGTCGCGGGCGGATGGCAAGCCGGTGACGTTCGAGCAGGTCGACCCGCGCACGATCAAGGCAGACCCGGCGACGTTTCAGTTCAAGTCGGGCGGCGATGCTTCGGGCGTCACCGACCGTATGGCTGGCGTCAACAAGTGGGACCAGATCGCCGCCGGCAAGGCCATCGTCTGGGAGCGCGGCGACGGCGAGCGGTTCGTCGCCGACGGCCACCAGCGCCGCGGCCTCGCGCTGCGCGCCATCGAAGCGGGACAGAAGAACGTCGCCCTCGACGCCTACGTCATGAAGGAGCGCGACGGTTGGACGTCGAAGGACGTGCGCGCCTACGCCGCCCTCAAAAACATGAAAGAGCTGTCGGGCTCGGCGGTTGACTTCGCCAAGGTGGTGCGCGAACGCCCTGACCTGATCGACGGCTCGCTGCCGATGTCGGACGGCAAGGTGCGCCAAGCCATGGCGCTGTCGAAACTGTCCGATCCCGCCTTCGATATGGTGGTGTCCGGTGGCGTCAAGCCGGAGCACGCAGCGACGGTGGGCGAACAAGTCAAAGACCCGGCCCGCCACGTCGGCATGCTCACCGAAATGGCGAAAGCTGGCATGGGTTCGGAACAGCACGCCCGGCTTTACGTGCAGCAAGCCTTGGCCGCCCCGGAATTTCACGAAACCACAGGATCGCTGTTCGGCACCGAAACCAACGTGCGGTCATTGTTGGCTGAGCGCGCCAAGGTGCTCGACAAGGCAATGTCGGCGCTGAAGACCGACAAGCGCATTTTCGGGCTGCTCGAGCGCGAAGCGGGCACCATCGAAGCCGCCGGCAACAAGCTGAGCCACGAAACCAACGCCGCCAAGGCCGAAGGCGCAGGACGCCAAGCCGAACTCATTGAAAAGCTGGCGACCTCGCGCGGCCAGGTGTCGGCCATGCTCGACAAAGCCGCCAAGGCGCTTGCGGAAGGTCAGAGTCCGAGCCAAGCCGCACGCTCGTTCGTGCGCGAGGTCGGCGATACCATGCAGACGGGCGGGATCCACGCGCTGATGGGCACCGAACCGCCCAAGGCGGCTGAACCCGTCGATCCCAATCAGAGCCAAATGTTTGGACCGGAGGCGAAAGACGTGGCCAAGACGACGAAGCCCGACGCCAGCCAAGCCGGCATGTTTGGCGAGCCGACGACGGCGGACAAGATCGCTGCCGAAGTGCGCGCCAAGGAAGCCAAGGGCCGCGTTGGCGATCCGGCCAATGAAGGGCTGTTCGGCTCCGGCATGAAGCAGACCGATCTCGTCGAGCAGGCGAAGGTCAAGCCCGCCCCGTCAGGCGAGCGTCCCGGTTGGTCGGATGCGGCCCGCACCGCCAGCGCAGACGTGCGCAAGGCCGATGCCAAGCCGGTCAGGCTCGCCAACAGCAAAGTGGGTTGGGATCATGCCGGCGAAGCGGCCAAGGTCGGCTCAATGTCGGATGCAGAGTTGGCTCAAACCGAGCGCACGAACAAGGCGCGCGTCACACCCAACATGGCCGCCCGCCATAAACTCGCCACCGAGGAAATTGCGCGCCGCGCCGAAGCCAAGCCCGCTGTTATTTCCCCTGTTAAAACAGGCGAAACGACGGACTCCGCTCTTCGTTCTCGTATCGAAACCCTGGCAAAAACAAATCCTGAAATTTCAAAGGCAATTGAATCAATGAAAAGCCCAGGCGCCGGTAAGATCATGGGGCATGACTGGGAAGATATTCAACGCGCCCAAGCTGGAGGCAGTCTGAATAAACGCATCGATCTGTCCAAGCCATCGAAAGCGCCGCCATCAGCGGAAGACATGCGCTTGCTTGAGCAGCACGGCTCCGTCAAGGCGCTTGAAGCTGCTGGGCTGTATGGCGTGGCGGATCGCGTTAAGGATGTCTCACTAAACCGTCCGGAGGGCGCTAAACCCGCTCCGCAAGTCACCCCGGCTAAAGGGGCTGACGCGACTCCGCGCGGGAAGGCTGACGTTCTGAAGGCGGCTGAAGTCAATTTCGCAGAAATCAAGCGCCGCATTGGTAACAGTCTCACTATGCACCAGTGGGACGTCGACAACGGTGGCAAGGTGACCGCTCGCGTCAAGACGACGATGAAGGGTGGGGGGGAGATCAAGACCGCCTATCTTCACCTCTCGATCGAGAGGCCAGACGGATCGAAGGTGGCGTATCGCGAAACGGCTAAGGGCACTTTTAAGGAGACGGGCTTTCAGCCGTCCCCAACCAAAACCAAGCCCGCCTCCCCTCCGTCTTCAGGTGACCTCACTGGCGGAAGCAAGGAAACGGCTGGAAGCGTGAAACAATCCTCCGGTCTCCACGGCACCCAGAACCCTGAGAATGCCAGGGTCATTGCGGCAAATCGCAAAGCCAACGCCAAGCCGAAAGCAGAGAAAGCTCCAAAGGCACCCAAGGCCGAAGCGCAAGCCATCGTCATTGCCCGTGCGGAAATGACCGGACTGCAGCCGACCGGCAAGCAGACCCGCTTTGATGGCGTGAATTATCGCCCCGAGTTCAAGCCCGCCCCCGAGGCGAAAGCCGCGATGTGGACGAACAAGGGCGGCCCGGAAGAACTGGCCAAGGCGCAAGCCCACGCCGAGAAAGAAGGCTGGAAGGTCTTCACCTATCCAACCAGCGAGAAAGATCCGCTTGGCAAGGCCAAGGCGGCGGCACTGGAAGCCCACGCCAAGGAAACGGCTCCGAAGCCTGCGGAAAAGCCAGCCCGCAAGCCCCGCGCGCCCAAGGCTGCCCCGGCTGCCACGCCCGCCCCCGTCCTTGCCCCCGTCAAGCCCGTCGAAGCGGCGAAGGCGAAGCCGAAGGGCTATGTGACGCTGGGCGACGGCCGCAAGATGCCGATCGACAAGTACACCGAGGCTTGGAAGAAAGCCAAGTCGGTCCCGGCGAATACCCCGGTGCGCGGCACCCCGTCCGATCCTCTCGGGGGTGGCACGGCGGGCGATGTCGTGCGTGAACTGCGCTCAGGTCTACAGGACCGCATCAACCGTAAAGACCCGGCATACGGCAAGGGCCGCAAGTGGGACGATAGCTGGCAAAGCGATGCCCGCCGTCTCAAGGATACACTCGGAACGCGCAGCGAAGTGCGCCCCGGCGAGGCGCATCCCGTTGATTTGCGTCCGCGCATTGCCCACCGCTTGGCCGAAGGCACCCAGTTGCCGCCAGTTGGAGGCACCAAAAAGCCCGTCCGTCCGGCCAAGGTTGCCGCGCCGCAAGCCGCTGCGCCAGCCCCTGCCGTGCGGCGTGGCTCGCCGCCACAAGTCGCGCCAATGAAGGGCATGACGCCGCTTGGCTGGTCGGACGCGGCTCGCGCCAAGTCCATCGAAGTGCGACAGGCTGCGGCCGCTCCCAAAGCCGATCCAACGCCGACCCTCGCCGCGCAAGGCGTTCAGCGTGGCAAGCCTGCTGCCAATCCGGTTGTTCCCGCTCCCAAAGCCGCCGAACCCGTCAAGGCTCCCAAGGCCAAGGGCGGCAAGGCGCTCGGTGTTGGTCTCGGTGTGGCTGCTGTCGGTGTGGCGGCTCTGGTTGCCGCCAACAAGGCGAAGGCCGAAGGTGCTGGCGCCACGGGACAGTTGAAGGAAGCCGCCACCGAAGGCGCCAAGGCAACGGGTGAAATGGCCGCTTGGACCGTTGGCATGGGTGCTGCAACTACAGGTCTCGTTCGGGCCGGTATGACGCTCGCCAAAGCCGTGCCATTGGTGGGTGCGGGCCTGATGGCCGGGGGTGCCCTCAAAGGCGCCTGGGATGCCCGCCACGATGGCGCGAAAGCGATGGCCACGGGGGCCGCGAAAGGTGCCTGGGACATGAGTTTGCCCGGCATGGTGGTGAATACCGGCATCGCGGCCAAGGACGCGATCCAAACCCGCATGGCCACCCCGTCCACGTCGCCGTCCAACTTCGCGGCGGCACAGGAACGCTTCAGCGCGATGAAAGCGGCGGCCAAGGCCTCCGAGGCTGGAGAGAAGAAGAAGGGCTGGAGTAACGCCGCCCGCATCGGCGCCTACAAGGCCCGTGAGGCCAAGCGTGGCAACCCGGCGACGAACCTGCCCTACGGTGGGGCCCTGACACCGCCGGCGCCGCTGAAGTAACCCCGAAGGCCCGCCCGTGACCGACCCCGCCCGAGACCTGCTCGATGCCAAGCTCGCCCTAGAGGCCGAGCTTGCGCGGCCGCTCTACCGGGCAGGGCTCGACTACATCGCGGCATGGGAGGGGATCGGGGGGAACCTCGGGTCGTTCGAGAAGCTCGGCCACCTCTCCCGCATCCAGGCCATCCTCACCCGCCACTACGCCAGGGTGACGATGGTCATGCAGGGCCGGCGCCCGCCCAAAGACCCGACGCTCGCCGACGCATGCCGCAGCAACCAACACCTGCAGTCCCTCGCCGACCAGGCGCACCGCAACGCGCAACTGATCCTCGCCTCTCTCGATCGGGAACTGGCGCGCGGCATGATGGCCGATCCGGGTCTCTACAGCCCCGATGACGACGTCGTCGACGATGGCATGTCGAAGGCGTGGGGGCTCGACGAGATCGAGACCAAGGACGCCGGCGACCCCAAGACGCGCGTGACCGGCGTCACCGCCGGCTACGTCGGTCGGATCAAGTCCACGGTCCTGGAGACGATCCGCAAGTGGAAGCAGAAGATCTCCGGCGTCGTGATCGGGAACACCAACCCCCAGGCCGAAGAAGCCCGGCATGAGGACGCCAAGACGCCCCCGGTGGAGATCGTCCCCGACAGCCAAGCCACGGGTCGGCTGGTGAAGGTGTGGAACTCCCTGCTCGACGGCCGCGAGCGTGACACGCATCATGCGGCGCACGGCCAGGAGGTCGGGATTGCCGACCCATTCACCGTCGGCGGCGCGCTGCTGCGCTTCCCGGGCGACGCCTCGATGGGCGCCCCACTCCGCGAGCGAATTAATTGCCGCTGTTACGTCACCACGGTCCACGTCGCCGATGACGGCACGCGCACCCCGATCCACACAGGTCCGAGCGCCCCGACGCGCCGCTACGGCCGCAAGCCAGATGGCACCCCGCCCGTGCTGAAACCCACCAGTGTCGTCACTCTCAACGGCGCCACCCGCGCCCGCGTCGTGCTCGGCGATGGCCAGACCTTCGCGACGTTGCGCCAGACATCTCCCTCGACGGTCGAGGTGCTGGTCAACCGCCGCGTCGTCGGTCGCGCCCAGGTCACCGATGGTCGGGTGGCCAACGTCACCGTCGACCGTACATCCCCGAAGACGTGGGACGTCGATGGCCTGATCCGCCGCTCCGTCGAGCACTCCAGAACGATGGACCGCACGCCACACGCCCAGCGGCGGTGATGTTCCTGAACGGGAACAAAACAGCCCGTTCCTGACTGACAGCCGCACTTTGTTCCCGAACGGGAACGCCACCACGACAGCAAGCCAATTCATTCAGCCCCGTGCGCCTCGCCAGCGCCACGGGGTTTTTTCGTTCGCCTCCTCTCGCAAGAGGCGATGCCCCCCCCCCACACGCACACCGCGCGCGCCGGCGAGCCGCGGACAACCCTCTTGCAAACGAAAAGGACGAGATCACCATGGCCACCCGCTGCGACTACGGCTCGGTCGTCGACATCGATACGAAGGGCTATGCCGAGACCGACGACTGCCACGTCATCACCGGCTACGGCTCCATCTTCAACAACACCGACCTCGGCAACGACGCTGTCGTTCCCGGCGCCTTCGCCAAGTCGCTGCGCGACCACGGCATGCCGCTCCTCCTCTTCAACCACAAGATGGAGGACGCGCCGATCGGCACCATCGTCGACGCCAAGGAAGACAAGCGCGGACTTTGGTTCAAGGCCGAGCTGCCCAAGGACGACAGCTTCGTCTCCGGCCGCATCATCCCGCAGTTGAAGCGCCGCGGCCTCAAGGGCACGTCGATCGGCTACCGCGCCACGCAGAAGGAAACGCGCAAGACCGACGGCGTTCGCCTGCTCAAGGAGATCCGCCTTTTTGAGATCAGCGTCGTGAACATGCCGATGAATCCGCTCGCTGGCGTGGAGACGGTGAAGGGCCTCGTGCCGTTCCAAGACCTGCCTGTCGACCGCATGTCGTCGGCGTGGGATCCGGCCGCCGCTCTGGCGCGAGTCAAGTCGGCATTCGGCGAGCGCGACGAGGACGTGCGTCGCGCGTTTCTCTTCGCCGAGGAAGGCAAGTCGCTCGACGAACTCGACCTGCGCCTTCTTATCGCCGACATCGGCGAGGATGGAGAGTTGACCGCGAATCGAACGGCATTATATAAGGCTACTGCTTCGTTGTGCGGTGCTCGCGGGGGCGTCAAACTCCCCGACGAGGTGCTGGAAGCGGTCAAGTCAAACGTCGATCGCTACTACCAGCGCCTCGATCTTTCGAGCCCCTTCAGTTCCCTCAGTGACGGCGAGTTCAAGGCCCTCGAGCAGGGCGAGCGGGAAGCTCGTCTGCGCGCTCTCGGGATCAGCCGGAAACTGGCGGCGGAGCTATCTGGTCTGCGGGATGCAGATCGCAAGTCGGCCCAGCGGGATGCTGGCGCCACCAAGGATGCGGATGCGCTCCTTACCGCGTTTGCCACCCTCATGGGGGCCGCGGCTGCGATCAAACAGCAACCCGCAGGATAAACATCCCAAAATGAATGCACCCGTGAAGCTGCCGGACGATCCGGCCCAGCTCGCTCGCGTCGTCATGGAAGCCGTGACGACGCTGCAGACCGATGTCGGCGGCATCCGCGGCATCGGCGAGGACACCAAGAAGAACCTCGTCAACGTGGCTGAGGCGCACGAAAAGCTCAACGCCGTTGTGACCGCCAAGTGGGCCGAGACGGCGAAGAAGGAGGCCGACCTCCAGGAGGCGCTGGCCAAGGCCGAGAAGGAACTCGGCGAAGTCAAGAAGGGCTCCGACGACTACAAGACCCGCCTCGACAAGCTCGAGCTGCTGCTCGCGCAGAAGTCGTCGGCCGGCACCCTCGACGCCGACGTCGAGCGCCAGCAGCCGCACTACAAGTCGTTCTTCGACTTCATGAAGAAGAACGAGGCCCCGGCGCGACGCGACATCTTCGAGTTCCGCCCGGACCTGAAGTCGCAGGAGCACGAATACAAGACCCTGCGCACCGACTCGGACGTCCAGGGCGGCTACCTCGTCCCGCTCGTCACCGACAACGAGATCCGCAAGAACATCACCGAGATGTCGCCCGTGCGCATGTTCGCGCGCGTCCGTCAGGCGACGTCGAAGACGATGGAGATCCCGCGTCGTCTCTCGATCCCGGTCGCCCAGTACGAGGGCGAAGGCGAGACGAGCCCCTACGACCAGAGCCAGTACGGCAACGAGCAGATCACGCTCTACCGCCAGACTGTCACGATCCCCGCCACGCTCGACATGATGGTCTCCTCGGCCTTCAATCTCGAGCAGGAGATCGCGATGGACGTCGGTGAGGCGTTCGGCAAGGGCGAGGGCATCGCCTACATCTCCGGCACCGGCATCAAGTCGCCCCAGGGCATCACCAAGGACACCCGCATCGAGACCGTGCAGACGGCCACGAGCGGCGCCCTGGACTGGGCCGACATGATCAACATCGCGTCCAAGCTGAAGCGCGGCCAGAACCCGGCGTTCTTCCTCAACCGTCGCACGCTCGGCTACCTGCAGGGCATCAAGTCCACGATCGGCGTGCCGATCTGGGCGCCCGTCGCCGGTGACAAGCCCGCCACGATCTGGGGCTTCCCGTACAACTCCGACATGATCGATCTCGCCGATGCCCAGACGGGCTCGAACGCGATCCCGGTCATCTTCGGCGACCTCCGCCGCGGCTACGAGATCTACGATCTCATCGGCATCAGCGTCGTTCGCGACGATCTGACCCGCAAGCGCGAAGCCGTGACCGAGTGGACCTTCCGTCGCTACAACACCGGCCGCGTGATCATCCCCGAGGCCATCAAGCTGCTCAAGATCGCCTGATCCTGACGGCCTAGACCTTTCCAACTTCGGAGAACCACGCACATGGCTGACTACGACGAGAAGAGCAAGGCGCAGAGCGTCGTGATGGTGGCGCCTGCCGTCGTCACGACCACGCCCTCGGCAACCGCGATCGACCTGCTCGATTTCGGCGCATGCACGGTGGAACTGTTCGTTGGTGCCGGCGGCATCACGTTCACGACCACCAACAAGATCGAGTTCTTCGCCACCGAGAGCGACGACAACTCGACCTTCACCGCCTGCGCCGACGACGCGCTGATCCTCGACCCTGGTGCTACGGCGCCGGGCGATACGGGCATCGTGCGCTCGATCACCGCTGCCAAGGCTGCTGCCGACACGGTCATCCCGATCGTCGGCTACCGCGGCAAGAAGCGGTACTTCAAGGTGACCCCGACGCTCGGTGGCACGCACTCGACCGGCACGCTGATCGGCGTGACGGCGCGGCGCGGCTACGCCTACCACGGTCCGATCGGCGCATCGAGCATCGAGGTCTGATCCGGACGTGACCACGGGGCGGCCTCGCATGGGGGCATCCGGGGCCGCCCCGCCTTTCCAGCTCTTGTCCACTGGGGGACTGCATGAATTTCGTTCGCGCCTGCACGAGCGGGCCCTGGCGCACGATCGACCTCGTCGACGTGCATGGCCAGAAGTACGGCGAGAAGTATCTGGTGATGGCGGCCGAGAAGGGGCGCTGGAGCATCAACAACGCCGGCATCGATGTGCAGCCGGGGCTGTGCGTGTCGTTTCGCGACGCGGACGACGCCAACTGGTTCCTGCAGCAGCGTCGGGCGCAGTACGTCTCGGTCGAGCCGGGCTCTGTGGTGGCGTTTTTCGACGAGGGAGACGCCAACTTCTACTGCTCCAAGGGGCTCGCCGAGATGATGCGCGAGCGCGAGGTGCAGGAGTTCTTCCAGCAGCAGACGGGCGGCGAAGTCGCCGATGACGACATCGAGCCCGAGCCCGAGTCCGAAGTCGCAACGCAGCCGGCCCGCCGCGGCCGGCCGAAGAAGAAGGCGTGACACCATGATGAAGTCGAAGGGCATCGAGAACAAGGCCGTGAAGCCGAAGGGCGAGACCAAGGCCGCCCCGAAGCCGGCCGCCAAGGGCGGCAAGGGCGGCGGCAAGGGCAAGGGGTGCTGACGCCATGAAGGCCCCGGCCAAGCCATCGCCCAAGGCAGCGACGCCCAAGCCTCTGCCGCCGTCGCACACCAAGCCGGTCGATCGGAAGGCGATCGCTGCCGAGAAGACCAAGGTGATGACGGCCAAGCAGTGGGAGACCTCTGCCACCGACGCCGCCATGGACCGCAAGGTGGCGAAGAAGGAAGGCGTCTCGCTCAAGGCTTACGAGGGCTCTATCCTCGACGAGCGGAACGACCGCAAGCAGCTCGCCGCCCACAACTCGGCAGCGAGGAAAGCCCCGGCGAAGAAGGGGAAGTGACGCGCACCCCCGCCCTCGACGCGACGAAGGCCAACCGCAAACTCGGGAAGTGAGACGATCATGAGCAAACGCCGGGGCATCAACGAGCGGATCGAGGACATGCCGTCCGTGAAGGAGAAGACCTCTCCAACGGAGAAGGCACGCGCGATGGCGGAAGTCTATCGCACCACGTCCAACCGTCTCGGCGCCACCGGCGCCGAGAAGGCGTCGAGCACGGCGGCCAGGCGCGCCGCCGTGCTCGACAAGATCGCGAAGGGGAAGCCCGATGCATGGGATGCCGCGATCGAAGCCAACAAGCGTGAGAAGGGCTGGGCCCGCCAGCCCACACCGGCGATGATGACCAAGCAGCGTGCGCGAGAGGACTACAGGGCCACCTTCGGCAAGGACGCAGCGAAGTCTCTCACCACGTCGCAGATGGACAACGCCGTCGCACGTCAGCGCAACCGGGCTGCCGAGCACGCGCGCCTTGGAAACGCGGTGCAGTCGATCAACGCGCCTGCCTCCCGTGGTCTCGACATCGAGGGCATGGTGCGCCAGCGCGCGGCAGAACTGACCGCGAAGACCAACCCGAACGTCGATGCCGTCCGCAACCTCGACGCCAAGGCGATGAGCGCCAAGCGCAAGGTGTTCGACGCTCCGGATCAGGCCAAGATCATCGACGCCCGCAACGCCACGGCCCGCTCGCTGGCCGAGCAAGCGAAGTTCACGGGTGTCGACGCTGGCCGCGGCGCGGCCGCGCGCGATCTCGTGGCACGCAATACGTCCGATCTTTCCCGCCTCGGCAACGACGCCCACATGGGCACCACTTCCCACGTCCCGGCTCCCCCGGCCCCGCCGTCCGCCCCCAAGCCGCCGATGCTGTCTCGCCTCGGAGAGGCCTACGGCAAGGCGCAGACGGGCCTGACGGTCATCGCGGCAGGGGCTCAGGGCGCGCATGCCTTCCATGACGCGCGTGAGCACGGCGCCAGCGTTGGCGCTGCGGCTTACGAAGGCATGAAGGCTGCGGCGCCGAGCGCGGCGCTGACGGTTGCGCATCCGGTCGGCAGTGCGCTGGCGAACGCCGGCAAGGCCATGACAGCACACGCAGCCAAGATTCTCGATGGCGCCAGCGCGCTCGACAGCAGCATCGCAACGGCGGGTGCGGCGCTCGACAGTCCGTTGCTCATTGCGATGACGGACACGGGCCTGGGCGTTGGACTTGGCATGGGCGGATGGGCGTCTCGCGGCGTCGGTGCCACACTCAAGGCTGCCGGCAAGGTGGCTCTCCCTGCGGCAGCGGCAGTCGGTGCCTACCAGGGCGCCAAGGAGGACACCAACACGGTGCGTGGTGCCGGTCGCGGTGTCGTCCGATCGCTCGATCCTACCGGCATCGTCACGGGCCTCACGGGCCATGGTCCGGGTCTCGCCGAGCGCGTCTATGACGCCGCCTTCGGCAAGGCTCAGGCGCGCTTCAAGGCTGCGGCCGCTCCTGCTGACTCTCAGGTGGCAGAGGGCAAGCGTGGTTGGGCCAATCCCAAGGTGCAGGCGGCAGCTCAGGCTGCCAAAGGCCGCACCTTCACGGGCCAGGAGTAGGCGATGGCCGGTGCCTTCAAGAAAGTCGAGGAAGGCGTCGGCGCTGGCGCGTCTGCGCTGACCGCCAAGGCCAATCTCCTGCAAGCGGGGGACGCGACCGCGCAGGCGGCGCGTGTCACCGGTGCTGCTCAGACATCGAAAGGTCAGGGCGTCGCCGGCAAGGCGGGCAAGGCCGTCGCCACCCGTGCCGCTGCCAGCAAGACCGGCCAGCGTGTTGCGACTGCGGCCGCGTCCAAGGCTCCCGGTGCATTGACCGCAGTTGGTAAAGCGCTGTCGTCTCCGGCTGCTGCAGCAACAGGCAAGGTCGTCTCCGGTCTCGCTCGGTTCGCGCCGTGGGTCGCTGGCGCCAACGCGGCGGTCGGCGCCGTCCGGGGTGGCTACGACGCCTACGAGAAGGGCGGCAGCGCGCTCGACGTGGCCAAGGGTGCCGCGTGGGGCGCTGCCGACCAGGTCACGGTCGGGCTCGCGTCGTGGGCCTACGGCAAGGGCGGACAGGTCGCCAAGGGGATCGGGAATTCCATCGTCCCATCGGCGCATGCCCAGGAAGCGAAGGCAGGTGGCGCGCAGGCCAAGCCAACCGGCTGGTCTCCGGGGCAGATCGCTTCCGAGAACCGCGCAACCAGCGCCGAGATCGACGGTACTGGGGTCGGGGCAGTCGATGTCGCCAAGGGCGGCTATCACCCCAAGGCGCTCGACTTCTACGGTCCGGCCGACAAGGCTCTGTTCGACTCCCGCAAGGCGCGCGGCATCCAGGGCACGCCGATGCCGGGCGAAGGGCTGCGCATGCCCGGCCTCATCCAGCAACCAACCGGGCGCGGCAGCCTTTCCCCCGACCAGTCCCGCGCTTTCAACGCGGCCGCTCAGCACTATTCCGACAGCCACATGACCGGCCACACCGACAAGCCGCCGCCCGAGAACGGGCCCAACGGCAACGGTCTGCGCGGGTTCCAGATCCCGAAGGTCCAGGCAGCCGCCCAGTCGGCCAAGGGAACCAACTACCAGGGGCCAGACGAATGACACTACGCACCGACTCTCTCACCCAGTCCCTCCCCCAGAAAGGAACCTCATCGATGGCCAAGCGCAAGGCGCCCGCTCCCGCGGCTCCGGTCCCGCACCACCAGAGCATGGGCATGGCCGCGCACGCCGCCATGCAGCACCTCGGCTCGACCGGCCAGCAGCACGCCGCCGCCAACCCGATGGACTTCAACTTCCCGGGCGCTCCGGCGCAGCAGGAAGACTTCACGCCGCGCGCCTACCGCAGCAAGCCGAACCCGCAGGGCTGATCCCGGAGACCGCCGTCATGTTCTGGCCGACCCCGCCGCAGCGCTGGAACTCCGCTTTCACGGTCACCCCGCAATGGGAGATCGCGGAGGACGAGTACCCGTTGGCGGTCGACCTCAACACAACCAAAAACTTTCTCAACATCCCGATCGAGGACACGGCCTTCGACGCCGAGAAGGCGGCCATGGCCATGGCCGCCGAGCAGGAGGTCGAGCGCCACATCAGCGCCACGCTCGCCCCGACAAAGTGGGTGGGTTATCTGCCCGAGTTCGCCGACCAGATCCGCATCGAGCGCCGTCCGTTCCGCTCGGTGGTGTCGATCGAGTGCGTCGAGGCCGTCACCGGCGCCATCCTGACCGTCGATCCCGCGACCTACATCGTCGGCCGGCTGTCGCAGAAGTGCGGCGTCGTCTCGCGCGGCGACGGGTGCTCTTGGCCGCAGACGGCGCGGCGCTGGGATGCCGTGCGCATCACCGTGCTCGCCGGCTACGACAACGCGGACTCCGCCATCGACAGCGCGGCGATGCACCCCCTGCCTGACTCCATCAAGCAGGCCCTGCTGATCACCACCGGCGCACTCGACAAGGCCCGCGGCGACGGCGGCGGTAGTTCCGGCCGGCTCGCCAACACGGTCTGGGGGCAGCGACACGGTCAGGGCCCGTCCGTGATCCCGGACGAGGCCAAGGCCCTGCTCTCCCGCTACCGTCATGTCGTGGTGGGGCTCTGATGGCGGTCGCCCACAAAATCCAGCGCGGCTACACGATCGAGATCGTGCGTCGCGCTCTGCTGCCCTCCGAGCCGGGCTCGGCCGAGCCCCGGCACGGCTACACGCGCGTGTTCCTGACGCGCGCCGACGTCACCACGCTCGGCGGCGTGCCGGAGATCGCCGCCGTCGTCGTCGGCGGCACCGCGGCGACGCACAAGTTCTCGATCCGCACGCCGCAGGGCAAGCTGTTCCAGATCCTCAAGGTGGAGGACCGGGAACTGGCCAGCCGCGAGCTGGTCATTCTCGCCGCGGCGCAGGGCTCCGACGACCAGGATGCCGCGCGCTGATGGCTGTCACCCAACGAGGTTCGCTGCCGACAGGGCTCGAGGGGCGCATTCAGATCGCCATCTCCGAGTCCGGCCACATGTCCGGCCAGGAGGTCGTCAAGCGCGTCCGTGATGGCATGCTGACGGGTTCGAAGTCGGGCCGGCACTACCCCAACCTGCCCAACCAGTCGTCGGCGCCCGGCGAGTATTCCGCCGTCCAGTCAGGAGACCTGCTGAACTCGGTCAACTACCGCATGTCGGGCGGGTATCTCGCGATCTACGCCACGTCGGGTCACGCCGGCTATCAGGAACACGGCACCAGCAAGATGGGCGCCCGCCCCAACCTAAAAAAGGGCATCGAAGAATCCGACGGCCTGATCCGGTCGATCATCGACCAGTGCGTCATGCGCGCGATCCGGTGAGGGAGGGCAATGTCAACCACCACGCTTAGCCCCCGGCTTGATGAACAGGTCTTCTTTCGACCATCCGGAGTGGATGCGTCGCCAGACCGTACCTGCCGGGATGCCCGCAAGGCGCGCTGCATCCTTCGCGCACATCCGAATGCCATTGTAGGTCACGAAAAGCATTCGGTGGCTCCAAACAGAGCGAGGTTGCTGTCATGCGTCTAACGCCTTTAGTCTCGTTGGCCAAGCTCCGCGTGCCGGCGCTCACCGATCTGTTCGGTGACGTGCTCCCCGTCGCGTCGATGTCTGTTGCCCAAGGCGGACTGATCACGCTCACCTGCTCTGCTGGGCACGGCATCCCGGTCGGGACCAGGGAGTGGGTGTCGATCACCGACGCCCTCGCCCCCAACACGATCACCAGCCTGACCAAGCGCGCGAACGGCGACGTCGAGGTCACCGTCACCTACCCGCACACCCTGACCAAGAGCCAGGCACCCCGCTACGCCGAATATCCCGGCTACGCGACGCTGTCGGTTCCGGGCGTCCCCGCATTGACCGACGCGGTATTCCTCGTCGAGGTGCCGAGCCGGACCGCGTTCGTGGTGCGCCCGAAGTCCTCCGTGACCCTTGCCGGTGTGCCGGCCGGGTCCGTGCTACTCGAAAGCCTCGAGTGTGGCGTCACCGGGCTCAACACGGCGACGGCCACCAGCACGACCGTGCTGACCATGCCGACCCCGACCAATGTCGGCCGGTCCTATGATGTCGTCTCGCCCGGGGTCGCGCGGCGGTTGCGCATCTATGGCGCGGTCGACCTCGCCCACGCCATCACCCACTGGACCGACGCCACGCCGTCGCCGGGGCGCGGCGTCATGTACGTCTGCCCGCGCCGGCGGGTCCGCCTGTCGCGCGACCGCCTGTCGCGCAGCGACGCCAATGTCGAGTGGGCCCCGAACCAGTCGTTCCGGCAGATGCTGATGGACGGTTTCGAGGTGTTCGCCTGCATCGCGACGCAGTCGATGGAGGCCGCTGTCGGCGCCGTCGACAAGGCCAACGGCGAGATCCTGACGGCGGTCATGCAGACCTTCAATGGCATCCGCATCCCGTTCTCCGAGTTCATGGGTGGGGGGCAGTACGGCGCGGCCATGGTGAGCCACGGCGTCGAGACCTACAACAAGACCAGCTACGTCCACCTCTACGAGTTCGAGGCCAACGTCCAGATCACCGCCGGCGACGGGGCTCCGGCCGGCGCGGCGCCCGACCTCGCGGTGCTGTTCGCCCCCGACTTCGATCCGAACGTCCCCGTGCAGCCCGTCGGCTCCGGGCCGATCGAGACCATCAACATCGCCGAGCCGGAGGGCGGCATCTACCACGACGACGCCCCGCAGCCGCTTGAAGCGGTCATCTTCCTCCCGTGAAACCCGTGAGCAGCCAGTAGCAGGACCAAAGCACCGATGAAGATCAAGCTGAAAAACACCTCGTCCGTCACGCTCTGGGGCAAGCTCCCCGGCACGACATTCAACGTCGAGGCCGACGACGACGGCCGCCCGGTCGACGCCTACTGGCGCGCTCGGCTCGATGAGGAAGCCAAGCTCAACGTCGGCGCCGTCACCGTCGTGCCTGCTGTCGTCGCGGTCGTGCAGCCCGAGCCCGCGCCCGCGGGCACGACGATCGATCCGAACGCCGTCGCATCCACCACCCCGCCCACCTCCACCGATGCCGCCGCTGCGGCCAAGTCCACCAAAGGAAAGGCCTGACCCATGGCGTCTCCCGCTATCATGCTGCCGCGCACGACCCTCAACCTGATCACCTCGCCGCAGACGCTCGGGCTAGAGCCCAACCGCGCCCTGATCGTCGGCCAGTCGAGCGGAGGTGCGCGCGCGGCCGGCTCGGTTACGTTCGCGGCCAATCCTTCGGCCTCCGCCACCGTCACCATCGGCGGCACGGCCTGGACGTTCGTCGCCTCCGGCGCCACCGGGTCGCAGACCAACATCGGTGCCGATCTGGCGGCGACGCTGACGGCGCTGGCGACCGCGCTCAACGCTTCGGCGGATACCAACATCAAGAAGGGCACCTACGTCGCCACGGCCACGGCGCTGCTCGTCTTCGCCCGCGCCCCGGGCGTCGCAGGCAACGCCATCACGCTCGCGGCCTCGGCTGCGACGGTGTCGGGCGCGACCCTTTCGGGTGGTGCCGCAGCGAGCAACATGGCCCCGGCCGGCGCCGTGACATCGGTGACCGACTACGGCCACAAGGCGGCGCACGCCAACGACCTCGTCGGCGCCAACTCACACCTTGGCTCGGTCGTTCGTGGGTGGCTCGCGGTCAACGAGATCACCAAGCTCGACGTGCTGCCGCTGGCCGACAGCGCGACGGGCATCCCGGCCACGGCCGCCATCGCCTTCGCCGGAACGGCGACCAAGGCCGGCACGCTCAAGGTCACCGTCGCGTCGGAGACCAACCACACTTACCAGATCGACGTGAATGTCGGCGACACCCCGGACGACATCGTCTCGGTGCTGCTCGCTGGCATCGCCGCTGATCGTTGGATGCCGTTCTCGGCGGTCGGTGACGCGGCGACGACGGTCGCGTTCTGCGCCAACAACGCCGGCCTCGTCGCCAACGACTGGGTGATCGCCTGCGCAGGGACTGTCCCCGGCATCACGGTGACGCTGACCGGCTGGGCAGGGGGTGCCACTAACCCCAGCCTGACGGGGCTGTTCAGTGCAGTCGGCAGCACCCGCTACCAGACGATCGTCTATCCGGGCTGCTACACGCTCGCCACCCTCGGCACGTTCCTCGACGGGCGCAAGAACGTCGAGAACGACATCCTCGAGGGCCGCGGCTTCGTGTATCGCAACGTCGCACTGGCCACGGCCAAGGCCGACACGCTCAACCTCAACTCCTCGGAGGTCGTGGTCTTCAACAACGTGCCGACATCGGTCGCCAACCGGTGGGTGGGGCCGCACTTCCCCGAGATGCCGGAGGTGATCGCGGCGACGTTCGCGGCAGCCCGTGCGCGCCGCTTCGAGACCGATCGCTCGGTGTCCGATATCGTCGCCACCAATGCCGCCCGCGACCAGTTCGGCGGCATCCACATGGCCTCGCTGCCCTACTTCAACACCCCGCTGCTCAACATCGGGCGCCCGCTGCTCGGCACGGGCTACGACGAGACGAGCCAGCGCGATGCGGAGGCTGGCGGTGTGGCCGTGCTTGGCGTCAACGACAGCTACACCCGCTCGATCACCGGCATGGTGACGACGACGTGGCAGTTCGACACCGCCGGCAACCCGGACACGACCTGGAAGTGGCTGGAGTTTCGCGACACCCACGGCGTCGTGCGCGAGTACATCGTCAACAACGTCCGCAAGAGGTTCCAGCAGACCCGTCTGACGACCGGCGACATCGATCCCGACTACGACATGGCCAACGCCGCCACCATCCAGGCCTACGTTCTTGGGCTCACCCAGGATCTCCAGCGGCAGACCCTGATCGTCGACGGCCAGGAGTCGCGCCAGTTCATCACCGACAACCTCAAGGTCACGCTGCAGCCGGCCCAGCGGCAGGCCACCGTCAACCTCGTCTATTGGCAGGTCAGCCAGCTCGGCAGCGTAATCGGCACAATTGGCTTCACCTTCAAGAGCAACCAGTAAGCCCGCAGAAAGGGATACCTGATCCATGGCTACCAACATCCCGCAGACGCGGCAGGTCTCGACGCCGCAGCTCCTGATCAACGGCTACCCCGTGGCCTACGTGCCGAACTCGCTGAAGTGGCGCATCCCCGGAGATTTCAAGGTCCGGGCGATGACCACCGGAGGCTCGGGCACGAAGGCCGTGGCTGGTCTCGACGCAACCGATCTGCTCGGCAAGATCGATTTCGAGCTGCCTGCGACCAAGGCCAACGACGACTTGATCAGCAACATGAAGCAGCAGATGTTCTCCGGCCTCGGCTGCACCGTGCAGATCGCCGACCCTGCCAGTGGCCTCGTGCGAGCTTACCAAGACATGTACATCAACAAGAGCACGGACTTCCATGCGAAAGCAGACGGCAACATTCAGATCGAGATGGAAGGCCAGTACGTCGCCTAATCGGCACGCGTCCGAGGCGTAATTCGAGAGAGCAGAGCGGCGGTTCCGAGGGGCGGGGCCGCCGCTTTTTCATGACACCCAAAGGGGGACCACCACATGCGCGAGATCGCCAAGCCCGTTACCTTCGAGTTCGAGTTCCAGCACGCCTACCGCGGCAATATCGTGTCGGGAAACACGATCACCGTCCGCGAGCCTGGCTTCGCCGACCGGGGCACCTACCGCCAGATGAAGGCGTGGGTCTCTGACGCCTTCCGCAATATGCAGAAAATGCAGACCACCGAGATGCGCGCCCGCGCCGACGAGGTTGCGACCGAGGTCGGCCCCGACGTCATCGAAGCTGCGGTCGACGCCATCGACCCGTACATGATCCTGTCCATGGGGCTCGAGGGCGAGAAGTTCGCCGAGTTCTGCACCTTCGTCGAGAAGGTGCTGACCAACAACCCCCGGCTCGCGTTCTGCGGTGACGACGCCGAGAACGGCGTCCCGGTGACGCAGGTCATCTGGCAGGACATCGCCGGCAAGGGCGGCGTCGAGGCCATCGAGAAGGTGTGCGCGGCGTTCGCTGGTTTTTTCTTGGCCGGCCCGTCGCGCCGGACATCGACGCCGACGGAACCGACGGGTGGGAACGAGAGTGCGTCTGGGCAGCCTGCGGATCCGTTGGCTCCCTCTCCATCCCACAAGCGGAAAAAATGACGTGGAGCGAACTGCTCAGTAAAGCCGAGCAGATCGCCGCCTACCACAAGCACCAAGCCGAACTGAGCAAGCGGTCGTCATCCTGAAGGGTGGCGGCCGTTTCCCGTTTTCCGCCCCTCGCCGAAGGACACCCACCGCATGAGCGGCACCGTTGAATATTTGATTTCGATTCGCGGGCAAATCCAGGCCGGCATCGACGCGGCGTTCAAGAACATCGGCTCGGCCGCGCAGCAGATGACCAAGCAGGTCAACGCGGCTGAAGCGGCTATCGGGCGCGCCGGCAAGGCCCAGGCGGCGCAGGCCGCCGCCACCGCCGCCGCCGTGCAGAAGGCGCAGGCGACGCAGATCGCAGCCATGGCGGCGGCTGACCGGCAGCGGCGCAATTCCATCGCCGAGACCACACGCTGGTACGCATCGAACGGCAAGAGCGCGGCGGCGGAGGAGAAGGCGCTGGCCAAACAGATCGCCATGCAGGAGAAGGCGACCACCGCAGCCCAGAAGGCCGCCGCGAAGCGCAACTCGTTCTTCGGTGGCGGGCACGGTGGTGGCGATGGCGTCATGGGCAACATGATGAGCGCCGGCATCGTCGGCTACATGGGCATCCACGCGGTCAAAGGGATGGGGCACTTCCTCGACCACGCCAACGAACAGATGATGGCCAAGCAGAAAATGGCCATGGTCGGCTTCAAGGGCGAACTCATGACCGAGGCCGACCACATCGCCACGGCCCTCTCTGGCAAGTTCAAGAACCTGTCGAAGGCCGATGTGCTCTCGCAGCTGTACGAGGGTGTGGCCATCCACGGCGACGCGAAGCACGCGATCGAGAACGTCGAGGCGCAGGTCAAGCTGTCGTCGTTCCTCCAGGCATGGGACGGCGGCAAGCACGCGGGCCGTGCGGGGGATTGGAACCGCGAAGTGTTCGCGGCGATCAAGTCGATGGAGATGTTCGGCGTCCTCAACGAGACGTCCGAGGAGAAGAAGACGGCCGACATCAACAACTACCTCGGTGCCATGATGTCGATGAAGACGCTCTACGGCGACCAGGCCAAGCTGTCGGAGTACCTGACCATGCAGCGCCGCGCCGGCGCCTCGTTCTACCGCCTGTCCGACGAGTTCCGCTTCGGCATCCTCCCGGCCATGATCCAGGAGCGCGGCGGCGCCACGGTCGGCCAGCAGTTGATGACCGGCTTCCAGACGATCATCGGCGGCACCAAGCTGCGCAAGTCGCAGATCAATGCCATGAAGAGCTACGGCATCTACGACGAGAAAAGCGGGCGGTTCTCGAAGGACTTCGGCGACAGCTACCTGCACAACCCGTTCGAGACGGCACAGATCCTCGCCAGCGAGGTCGCCAAAAAGCACAGCCTCGACACCAGCAAGGCCGGCGACCTGGAGAAGCTGAAGGACGTCCTGACCAAGGACATCGGCTGGTTGTTCCCGAACCGCAACGCGGCCGGCGAGTTCATGGACATGATCATGAACTCGAAGAACTTCATGAAGCACGCCGAGGCGCTGAAGGATGTCCGCAAAGAGATGGACGCCATCGCCAAAGGCGAATTCTTCGCCGCCAAGACATGGGGCGGCGCGCAGGCATCCGTCTCCAAGCAGTGGGGGAACCTGCTCTCCGAGCTGGGTGGGCCGATGATGGCGCCCGCCATGGCAGGGCTCAATGGGCTGGCTTCGGCGTTCAACAATGCCACGGGCTCCGTCCATGCGTGGGTCGCGGCCAATCCCGACATGGCGGCGACGATGGGCAAGGTCGCGACGTGGGGGACAGCCGGGTTGGCTGCCGCTGCTGGCCTTGCAGCGGTCGGTTTTGCCGTCAAGGCGCTGGGCTCCGGTCTCGGGGCGCTCGGGCTCGGACGTGTGGCGAGCGGCCTGTGGACGGCGACCAAGTTCACTGGCAGACTCTCCGGCAAGCTGGCGAGGGCCGTTCTATGGGGCGGCCGGCTCAAGGCGCTGACCGGCATCGGTGCCGCGTTCGCCATCGGCGCCGCCGTCTATCAGAACTGGGACAAGCTCGCCGCGTCGTTTGAGCGGGTCGCAAATGCCAAGAACAAAATTGGGCAGGTCAACCGCGAGGTCTCGAACCTGGGTGAGTGGCTGAGAGGGACGGCGTTCGGCCAGAAGGCCCGTGCGATGCTTGGGCTCGACGACCTCGACCGTGTCCACGCCATGCGTGCGCGCGCAGCCCCGTGGCAGCACGGGCGCGAGGTGCTGGCCGATATCCAGCGCCGCCGCGCTCAATACTCGGCCAATGGCGGGCTTGATCTCGGCACGACGGGATCGGGAGCAGGGATGTGGAACGATTGGATCAGCCGCAGGCTTCAGAGGGCACAGAATGCCCCGATGGTCGGCGGCCCCGGTTTCGGGAATGACGTCCAGAAGTTCTGGAACGCCGGTCCATCCGCTCCGGGGGCGGGGCCTGGCGCCAAGGTCGCGTCGGCCCAGGCGCAGCGGGTCCAGGTCGAAAGCCGGGTCCAGATCCAGCCTGGCACTCTGACGGTAACCTACAACGGGCCGATCGGTGGTCCCGGATCGGTGCCGGTCAACGGCTCCGGCGGGCACCCGCGCGGCGAGGCCATGCCTGCCACCACGTCGACGTCTGCCGGTGGCCCGTGATCGATCAGCGTGGGTGCTGGCGAGAGAACTGCTCGATCGCGTCGGCTGCCGACTTGGTCTTTTTGGCGGCAATCTCAAGTCCGAAATCGATCGGGTGCTCCGTGAGGAGAAAGTAAGAGTATTTGAACAGGTAGAAGGCCACGACGAACCAAAACGCCGCCTTGGTGAAGTACCACAGCGCCAGAAACGGACGCACCTTGGTCTCATCAGCCTTGCTGGCTTCGCTGCTCATTGTCTGCCCCCACCCGTTCCGCGAGCTGTTCCGTGTGAATGAACTACCGCCATCGGTAGCACAGCAAAACGTCGTTCTCCTAAAGTTCATGGCGAGTGGTGCGACACTCTGTCGCATTCCTTGGTATGTGTTTTTGAGGCAGGCGAGGTTGCGCTTCCCCCGTGGTGCGGGTATCCATAACACCTAGACTCGCTCTCCACGCCCTGGCGCCAAACTGGCTCCGGGGCGTTTGCTTTCAACGAGGTTCGGCGGTAAACCTGCCAAACTTTGGGCGCCAGTCACCTATGCCGACGATGTCTCCGGCTGTTCGCATTGTATCGATCACTGTGTCTCTGTCGATGTCGGTAGGGTGGAAGTCGACGAAGATTGTCGCAGCCCAGTTAGAGAACTTCGGCCGAGTCCTCATGACGCGGGCCTGCCCGACCTTTGCAGGAACGCGCAGGACAAACTCTGGCGTTTTGGCCAACTGTTCAGGGTTAACGCTAAACGTGGATCAGCGCCGATGGCCTTTCCCGGAGACCTTGCTCCCAGCAGCTTTCGTGGCGTGTCGTTTCTGGCGCCCCATGATGCCGACCAAGGCGGCGTAAACTGCGTCCAGCATCACTTCCCTGGAAGCCGGGTGCACTACGTTCAACCCAATGGCGTTTACCAGGGCGAGTTTCACCTCAAGTGCGTGCTCCATGGGCCGGGGCTCGCCGGGAAGTTCAACGCCTTCCAAGCTGCATTGGACACCCCGGCCCCCGGCACGCTGCGCCATCCATGGCTCGGGCCGAAGATTTGCATCGCCAAGCACCCGTGGAAGGTTGTGCGCGACGATCGCGATCTTGGCGTCCTTGAGGTCGAGGTGACGTTCCTCGAGACCGGGCCGGCCAAGTTCCCGTCCATCGTCTCGGGCATCGCCGCGTCGATCTCCGGCCTGTCGTCGACGGCGATCACGCTCTCGTTTGCCAACCTTACCGCCAGCTTCGCCCTCCCGGGGCTGCCGATGTCGCAGGCCTACGTCGGCGGAGTAATGGCGGGGCTCGCCAACACCTTGCAGGGGCAGTTCCCTCAGGTCGGCAACCTCGCAACCGCCGCGGCGGCAGTGCGCACTGCCGCGCTCCCGATCATGCGGTGACCCCATGAACCTCCAGGACGGGCTCGTCGCGCTGTTTCAGGCGCCATTCGAGGATGACGCGGTTTCATCGTCGGACCTCGTCACCGGCTACCGGGCGGCGTTCGCAGCCCTCCATGGGTACGCGGCGGACGTCGACGCGATCATCCCGACCACGTGGGATCTGGCCAACCGCCAAGCGTCGGCGGATGCGTTCGTGACCGCCGCGCTCTGTGCCTGTTTCTCAGCGATCGCCGAGGGTATGGCTGCAAAAGCTCATGGCAAGGTCTACGCCACGGCCGAAGCGGTCGACGACGACCTCGCGGCGCTCAACGAGGCATGGGAGACACTGGCCGAACGGTCCTTCGATGCCGACCTTCGGTCACAGCTCGCCGAGATTTCGACCCGAACTGCGGACGTGCTGCGCGCACTCGAGGTGACGTTGCCGCGCACGGTCACGATCGACGCTCCGGACGTCCCGGCCTCGGTCCTGTCCTACTGGCTCTACGACACCGACTCCCATCAGGACACGTTGATCGGCATCAACCCCAATCTGCCGGTGTGGCTCTACTCGGGAGACGCGCTGGCTCTCAGCCGGTGATCCCCACCCATGGCCGACATCCTCACGATCATCGTCGACGGTCAGCCGTTCGAGGGGTGGCTCACCTACAAATCGCACCACTCGTTCGACAAGGCCGCCGGCACGCTCGATCTGACCATCGCGCCGCAGCCCGGCCAGCAGATGCCGATCAAGATCGGCCAGAAAATTAAAGCCATGATCGGCGGGCGTTCGGTCCTCATGGGGTCGGTGCACGTCGTCGAAGGGAACGACGACTGGGAGCACGACGTCCGCACGGTCCACGCGCGGGACAAGACGCAGGACTTCATTGATTCGACTTGCGGTCCCCAAAAGCCGGTCAAGCCGCCAGCGACATTGAAGCAGGTGCTCGAACGGCACATCGGGAACATGGGGCTCAAGATCCCCGTGGTCGACAACGTCAACCCGGAAGAGTTCAAGGACGGCGAGGTTCCGGTCGCCTGGATCGACGAGTTTGGTCACCAGTTCGGCGACCGTTTGTCCCGTCAACGTCAGGTGCTCCTGAACACGGACGGCAAGGGCTCGCTGGTCATCGACCGCAACCAGGGAAAGCGGGGCTCAGGGCAACTGTTCCGGGCCGCCCCGGACGACCCGCGCAACATCCTGAACAACATCCTGAAGGCCCACTACAAGAACGGCGACCTCAACCGCCACAACATGCACGCCACCAACTCCCAGCACTCGACGAACGACACGGACTTCTGGGAGGGCAAGCCGAAGGATTTCAAGGCCGCTCAGGCTGGGCCGCTGTCCAAGGAATACGGCGTCGCCCATGACGACGGGGTCCGCCCCGAGCGTCGGTTGCACGTCCGCGCCAAGCACTCCCTCCGGAGGGGAAAGACCAAGGACGCCTCGAAGTGGCGGGCCAACGTCTCCAAGGGGCGAGGGTTCAACTACAAGGCGACGGTGCAGGGGTTCGAGCAGACGCCCGGCGACATCTGGTGGCCGGGCCTGATCATCCCCGTCTACGACTACAAGTACGAGATTGAGTCCGAGCTGCTGATCAAGGACGTCTGCTTCGACCGGGATTGGAAGGGCGGCAGCACCACCGAGCTGACGCTGACCTACCCTGACGCATTCTCGGACAAGGACGGCAAGGGTTCGAAGAAGTCGGGCCGCACGTCGACGCTCGGCGCCGGCGCGCCCGATACACAGGACGAGGCGCCGGCCGGCGACCTCGAACAAGAGGAGCCGTGACGCGATGCTTCTCACGACCGAGCCGACCGTCGCCGACCTGATCGCATCCAAGTCCCGCGTGCGTGCCACCTGTGTCGCGTGCGCACACTCCCGCATCATCGACCCCGCGCGGGTCTGCTTCCACCCGGCCGGGGTCGTCTCCCGGCTTGGGCGGGTGCTGCGATGCAGGCAGTGCGGCCACGATGGCATGGTCACGCGCGCGGCCCTCCCGCACGAGGTTTCGCCATCATGAGCACGTCGCAAATCCGTTGGGCCAAGCTGACCACGGCATCGAACGACAAGGGGCCGTATCGGGTCGCCGAGTTCGACGTCGACGGCGCCCCGCGCAAGTTCAAGGTGGTGTCGAGCTACGGCGTCGAGGCCAACCCGGAAGCCGACAGCATGGCGCTGATCACCTGCCCGGACGGTGACGAAGGGCGCGGCACGGCGCACGTCATGCCGGCTCCCGCCAAGCGCATGGACGGCCTGAAGCCGGGCGAGGTGGCCTACCGGTGCCCTCTGTCCGGCAACATGATCAAGCACGACGCCGACGGTCACACGACGATCTCGACCCCCTCCGGGTCGGTGTCGAAGCACTACAAGGACGGCACCATCGGGGTTGAGCCTGGCGCGGGCAAGAAGGTTTACCTCGGCAAGGTCGACGGGGCCGGATGCTCCAAGGTCATGACGGTGTCCGGCCCGAGCTCCAACGTCTACGCCAAGGTCGGGTGACGCAAGTGCCGAGGAAAGACGAGGCGCGCCCATGACGACGAACTCCCCTCCCTCATGGGACGAACTCACGCTCGCCACCGAGGCGCAGTCGACCGACGTATCCCTGGCCTTGCAGGGCTCGGAACTGGTGCGCATGCCACGGTCGCTGTGGGGCGATGGTGGTGGCGGCGGAACGATCACCATCGTTACTCCGACCATCGACGTCGAGGCAGTCGAGGTCGTCGGAGCGGGACAGCCGGTCGTCGTCGGGAACGACGGCAAGGCGCGTCTTGCCGTCGCCGACGACATCCTGCGCGCGGGCGTGGCGGCGATAGCGAAAACGGCCGCGACAATCGGCTTCACGACGCAGATCGGCGGCAGCGGTCTAGTGACTCTCGCCGATTGGTCGGCCGCGACCGGCGCCGCAACGCTCGCCGTTGGCGCCACTTACTGGCTCGGCTCCGGCACGGCCGGGCGACTCACCACGATCGCGCCGACAGCCACCGACACGGTCTGCGTGCGCGTCGGCCGTGCTGTCGCTGCCGATACGCTCGACGTCAATCTATTCTCGATCCAGCTTTAGGGACTTATCCATGGCTCTCCGCAAACCTCTCGTCTCGGTCAATGGCGTCATCACCCAGCTCCCGGCCGGCGACACCATCAACGTCCCGACCCAGGGCATCGATACCATCTCGGCCGCCAATGGCGAGGCTGGCGCCATCACCCAGGGGATGCCCTGCTACGTCTCGGCCGCCGGCACCGTCAAAAAGGCGCAGGCCAACGCCAGCGGCACGCGCCTGGTGCTCGGGCTCGTCGCCGACGCCAGCATCGCCGCCGCCGCCACCGGCAACGTCGCCACGCAGGGACCGCTCACCGTCGCCGACTGGACGGCGGTGACGGGCGCCGCGACGCTGACGGCGGGCTCACTCTACTTCCTCGACCCTGCCACCGCCGGCAAGCTGACGGCGGTCGCACCGACGGCCACGGGGCAGTTCGTGGTCAGCGTCGGCGTCGCGCTCGACACCACGACGATGCTCGTCGACATCAACCCGGCGACGGCCATCGCGCTCTGAGGTAATGCCCCATGGGCCTGTTCCCGCTCGTCTGGGATAGCGCGCTGAAGATGGTCCGCCCCCTCAACGGGGCCGGCCACTCCGGCGAGCAGATCGACTCGTCCGTCGTGCCGGCGGGCTCGGCCCCTGTGTTCTATTCGGGGCAGCCGGTCCTGATCCTGGGCAGCGCTGTCCCCTCCGGCTGGCCGCTGCTCAAGCTCAATGGCGCGCTCGTCTCGCGCGCCAGCTATGCGGGCCTGTGGACCTACGCGCAGGCGTGCGGCGCGCTGTTCTCCGAGGCGGTCTGGTCGGCGACCTCGTGGGGCGGCTTCTCGGTCGGGGACGGCGCGACGACGTTCCGGCTGCCGAATTTTCGCGGCGAGTTCCCGCGCTTCTTGGATGACGGGCGCGGCGTCGACGCCTCGCGCGCCATCGGCGTCTGGCAGGCCGATGCCGTCAAGGCGCATACGCATACGATCTCCACCTCTTCGGCGAGCGGCGCCGGCCTGTCCACCATCCGCAGCGGCGATGCCACTGGCGGGGGCGGCACGTTCTGGACCGGGTCCACCGGCAGCTCGCAGAACCTGGTCCGCAACGTGCCGCTGCTCGCCTGCATCGCATATTGATTGGCACTTTGGGCGCCCGCTCTGCGCCCGCGCCGTGCCCCCGCCGTTAGAGGTCGTTCCCGATGTCCGACACCGCTCCCCTTTGCTACGCCTACGACCGCACGACGGGCCTCTACCTCGGCGAGGTCACGGCCGACCCCTCGCCGGCCGAGCCGGGCGTCTGGCTCTACCCCGCGTTCACGACGCGCGCGCCGCCGCCGCAGCCCGGCCCGCAGCAGGCACCCGTCTGGACAGGTGACGCCTGGTCGCTGGTGCTCGATCATCGCGGCGAGACGTGGTGGCTGGATCACGCCACGAGCTATGTCGTCGAGGTGCTGGGCACGCCCGATGGCTCGGCCGAGCAGCCGCCCGCGCCGCCGCCGGTCGTCGTCGTGCCAGCGAGCGTCACCAATTTCCAGGCCCGCGCCGCGCTGATCGCGGCCGGTCTCTACGATCAGGTCGACGCCGCCGTTCATGCCTCCGGCGATGCGCTCGCCATCCAGGCGTGGGAGTACGCCAACAGCGTCTACCGGCAGAGCAGCCTCATCAACCAGCTCGGCACCGCGATCGGGCTCTCCGGCGCGCAGATTGACGCGCTGTTCATCGCCGCCGCAGCGGTTGATTCCTGACGCACTCCGCGATCCCTGACGCGCTCCGCAACATGATCTGACAAGGGTTCCTCGTCACATGGCCAAGCGCAAGTCGCAGACCGGAGAGCATTCTGGCTCCGGCGAGGTTCAGCGTGCGCGCCCGGCTGTCATCGGCGACAACGGCGGCCCATCTGATGCGGCACTGAAGACCGCAGCGAAGCTCGAAGCCGTCGCCAAGCGGACGATGGAGAAGGCGGCGCAAGAGGCCGAGCGCCCGCGTTTGATGAACACCGCGCGTCGTGCCCGCATGGGTAGCAACATGATCGAGCGCGCCCGGCAGGAAGAGGCTGACGCCAAGACGGCGCTGAAGATCGCCGAGGCGCTGCGCAACGGCGAGGCGGGGGCTCTCTCCAACGTCAAGAGCCTTGCCGACATCCGCGAGCTGCGCGCCCTTGCCCGGCAAGCCGAGTATGCGACCGATCGCAAGTTGGGGCGCGGCTACAAGGAGGGCGGCCACGGCCTGAAGGTCGACGACGTCGCAAACCTCGGCGGCGTCAAGGGTTATGTGCGGCTGTCGCAGAGTGACGTCACGGAGTTCAAGACTGCGCTTGCCGGAAAGAAAGGGCTTGCTGCTGATTTCCGCACGCTTGAGCGCTATGCGCAGATGGCGAACTCCGACCGTACCAATTATGAGACTTCAAACCCTGGCCTGTTCAAGGCTGTCGCCAACGTCGCCAACGCGATCAAAAAGGCCGACAACCTCAAGACCAAGTACCCGCATCAGATCCGGTCGTTGAAGTACGCCGCTGGCCGGCTTCTCGACGAGGTGCGCGACTTCAACCGGCAGACCAAACTTGCCGGGACCAATCCGGAAGGACGGCAGGCCGCGCTGCGCGCATTCCTCGATGTCCGCGAGGGCCGCGTCAAGGCAGACCCGGTCAAGGCCATGGAGCGCGACCTGATCGGCATGAAGCTGCCCGGATTCTTCCCGACGCCGGCCGCCCTGGCGCAGCGCATGGCCGACCTTGCCGAAATCTCGGCCGGGCAGCGCGTGCTTGAACCGTCGGCCGGCACTGGCCGGATCGCCGACGCCATCAAAGCCAAGGGCGCCGAGGTTGAGACCGTCGAGATGCAGTCGCGTCTCCGGTCGATCCTGGAGGCCAAGGGCCACAAGCTCGTCGCCGCCGACTTCACCGAGATGCCGCGCCAGCCGGCCTATGACCGCATCGTCATGAACCCGCCCTTTGAGAAGGGGCAGGACATGGCGCACGTCCGGCAGGCTTATGACATGCTGAAGCCGGGTGGCAAGCTGGTCGCGATCATGGGCGAGGGCGGGTTCTTCCGCTCCGACAGCCAGGCCACCGACTTCCGGCAGTGGCTGGCCAAGGCCGGCGGCACCTCCGAGAAGCTGCCCGAGGGCACGTTCAAGGAATCGAACACGGGCGTCAACACTCGCCTCGTCACGATCTCGAAGCCCGCGGCCGCAGCCACCGCGTCGATGAACGCCGCGATGGCTGCTACGGGCGAGCGCCCCGGTTGGTCCGACGCTGCCCGCGCGGCCTCTGCCGAATCCCGCAAGGCCAGCAGCTCCGTGCAATCCGCTGTCGAGCGGGCCATGGCGGCATCTGCGGCGAAGGTTCAAACGGGGTCGACGCTGGTCAAGGCTGGATCAAACGCTCAGCCTGCCGGTGGCAAGGTCGAGAAAGTCACCCGGGCGGGGAAGGGTGCGGGACCGAAGCCCCTGTCCTACGATGCGGCGCTCAAGCGCGCGATGGGCAAGGTCGGCTCGGTCAAGGGTGACCCCCATCTGGCGGTGACCGCCAAGACGCTTTCCGAGGCGCATCCTGGCCTCAGCCCGGCGATGCTCTACGACGGTGCCAAGGCTTCCGGCGTTTCGGCATCGGCGCTTCGCAAGATGAATGGCGTCGCGCTCGGCAATCTCATGTTCACGGAGCCGAAGACCGTCATCGCCCCATCTCAGCCGAAAGTGAAGGGGGCTGGATCAAAGACTCCGAATGCCACCGGACCGGTCGAGGCCCCGGCGCCGGCGCCCGTTGCCCGCGACCAGTTCATGGCTTCCGCCACCGTCGAACCCCACCCGCAAGGCGGGCACTTGGTCAAGGGGCCTGGGCTTCCCGAGGCTGGACTGCGCACCACGTCAACAGGAACGCCAACGGCGGCCAAGAGCGTCGCTTATTCCAAGGTTCGCGCCGGCACGGCCAAGGCTCTCGGTCTGCTCGCCCCGGTCGGCATCGCTGCCGCCATGCTATCGGCGGCAAACGAGGCCAAGGCCGAAGGTGCCTCGCAGACCAAGGCCGCGGCAAAGGCTGGGGCCGAGGGTGCCGGCACTATGGGTGCGTTCGTGGCTGGTCACGCCGGCGTCACCATGGGGCTGGTCAAGGCGGGCATGAGGGCCGCATCGGCAATCCCTGCCGCGAACGCGCTGATGATCGCAGGGGGTGCCCTGCACGGCGCATGGACTGCCAAGCCCGGGGCCCGTCTGTCAGGGGCTGCCAAAGGGGCATGGGATATGTCGCTCCCCGGCATGGCGGTCAACACCGGGCTTGCCGTGCACGATGCCGTCAAGGGGCGGGTTTCGGCGCCGGTTTCGGGCGCGGTTTCGAGCCAGCCCAACGGTTTCAGCGCCGCCAACCAAGCCTACAAGGCCATGCAGCAGAGCAAGGCCGAGCCTGCTCTGCGCGGCACCCAGAACCCCACCAACCTTGCGGCGATCGTCGAGAATCGCAAGGCCAAGGCCGCCGCCAAGGCCGCGTAAGGGACACATGACATGGATCGCTTTTCCGACCTGCGCATCGCCCGCGGGGCGGACGGGCTGTACGACATCGACCTGGACACCGGCACGGCCGACGCCGCGCTCGACGACGGGCTGTACGAGGCGGTGTTCGTGTCGCTCTTCACCGACCGCCGGGCGGCCGCCGACGAGATCGGTGACCCCATGCAACGCCGGGGCTGGATCGGAGACCTCGTGTCCGACGTGCCCGGCGACAGGATCGGATCGGGGCTCTGGCTGTTCGCCCAGTCCCGGCTGACCGACGAGATCCAGGCCAGCATCGACGGCGAGGCCCGCGCGGCGCTGCAGTGGCTGGTCGACGAGCGTTTGTGCTCGTCGGTCGCCGTGGCGAGTGAGGCCCGACCGGAGACCCGCGAGCTCGTCCTCAAAATCACGATCACCCTCAAGGAGGGCGGCGTCGTCGAGCACGCCTTCGTGCTCGCCAACGCGACCCGCACCGGCCTGCTCTCGAACAACTGAGGTCGCTCCGAAATGCCGCTGCAAATTCCGACCCGAAAGGCCGTCGTTAAGTCGGGCCAAGCCTATTTCCAGCAGGCCGTGCCCGAGTGGGACCCGTCGACATCGCGCCGGTCCTACGTCGGCGGCATCATCGTCTCCACCATGTCGGCACTGCACGACTGGTACGTCGCCCTGCGCGAGGCCATCCGGCAGATGTTCCCGCAGACGGCGACGGGGAAATTCCTGACCACGGGATGGTGGACCGATATCACCCACCTGAGGCCGAACCCGGCGACGGCCGCGCATGGCCGCGTTGTCGTGACCGGAACGAATGGTGCGACTGTCCCGGCCGGCACAGCGCTGACATCGAATGGTCTCTCCTACACCACTGATTACGGCGCTTCGATCGTGTCGCAGAGCCTCGTCATCGCCTCCCTGTCGAGGTCTGGCTCGACGGTGACGGCTGTCACGAGCGAGCCGCACTATCTCGCAACTGGTCAGACGGTGACCATCTCTGGCGCTGTCGAGGCCGGCTACAACGTCACCGCCACGATCATTGTCACCGGCGACACGACGTTCGTCTACGCGATCGACACGACCCCGACGTCGCCGGCTACCGGTTCGCCGCTGCTCAGCGCGACGTGGGCCTGCGTCCCCCTCACCTGCACGACCAAGGGCTCTGTCGGTAGCCGGGACAGCGGGTCGGAACTCAATGTTGCGACGCTGTCCGGCGTCGATGCCACGGCGCTCGTCACATTCGGGGGGCTCTCCGGCGCTGACGCCGAGGGCGAGGAGCCCTTTCGGCGCCGGCTCATCGACGCGCTCGGCACCGACTTCGGCACGTTCTCGGCTGGGGAAATCGAGATTCTCGCCAAGACGGTGACCGGCGTGACCCGTGTCTGGGTCCGCAAGGCTCAGGTGTCCTACGTTCCGGGCTGGCCGCTCGAAGGGCAGGTTTTCGTCGCATTCATGCGCGACAACGACGCCTCGCCGTTTCCCAGTGGCCAGAGCGTCGCCGACGTTTACGCGGCCATTGCCACAGTGCTCCCGGCACACACGGCTCCCGAAGATTTGGTCGTGTCGTCGCCGACGAAGCAGGCCGTCGACATCGCGTTCTCGAGCATCACGCCGGACACCCCGACAATGCGCGCGGCGATCAACGCTGCGTTGGCGCAGTTCTTCCGCGAAGGCGTCGATTACGGGGTCGATATCCCCGAGGACGACTACCGCTGTGCAATCCGCGATGCCTACGATCCCGTGGGGCGCACGCGGCTCAAGAACTTCACGCTGTCATCTCCAGCAGGTGACGTGAGTGTCGGCGTCGACAGCCTGCCAGCTCTTGGCACGGTGAGCTTCGCATGAATGCCTGGTCTCTGACGCCGATCGGGCGCTCGCAGGACGTCCTGGCGCGACACCTGCCGCTCGGGCCTGCGTGGCGCGCCTTCCGTGTCGCCGGCAAGCGCGCCTACCGGATGCTGACGGGGCTATCTGGCCCCCTCGAGAGCGCGTGGGGTTTCCTGGCCAGCATGGCCGAGGAACTCACCCCCACCACCACGACCCAGCTCATCACGGAATGGGAAACAGCGGTCTCCCTCCCCGATCCGTGCCTGCCGAAGGCCGACACGATCGAGCAGCGCCGGACCTGGGTGGTCTGGCGATTGGGGAAGAAGCGCTGGCAGACGGCACAAGACTGGAAAGACCTCGCCGCCCTGTTCGGGCTTCAGATCACCGTCGTTCCCGGCTGGCTGGTGCAGAAGCCGGCGCTGTTCGACACCTGTCTCGACACCGCGTTCTGGGACATGCCGAAGCTCGGCCGGTTCCGCGTCTACGTCGATATCGTCGGCGGCTGCGACAGCAACGGTTTCGACTACGCCTTCGACTACCCATTCCCGACCGCGAGCTCGGAGTGTCAGGCGCTGATGTGCCTGATCGAGCGCGTGTGCCCGGCCAACGTCGTCATCATCTGGAACGCCGACCCGGTTGGGAACGGCTGGCTAACATGCGGAGCATAAGACGCCATGTGGGATATTCCCGATAAGGTCGCGAACAACGGCGTGTCGCTGGCCGGCAAGCACATGCACAGCGAGTTCAACAACCGCCAGCACGAGATCGAGAAGGTCGTCACGTCGACCGGAATCGCGCTGACGGCCTATCCGACCGACCCGAACGCAACGTCCGACACCGACGAGACGATGCTGGCACAGTCGATCTCTCGACTGGCCTCTCTCGGCACAGCGGCGGCCGACAGCGGGGTGGCGAACGCCTTCGTCTTGTCGGCCCTTGGTGCCGTCGTGGCGCCAAAGGCGTTGTTCGACAGCATGACCGTCGTCACGATTCCGAGCGCGACCAATACCGGGGCCAGCACGGCGAACGTTTTCGGACTCGGTGTTAAGGCGATCCGCAGCTATTCCGACACGGCATTGACCGGCGGCGAGATTGTCAGCGGCCGCCCGACCGCCTGGCGCTACAGCACGGCCGCCAACAGCGGTGCGGGCGCCTGGCTGATCCTACCTTGGGCAAATGCCAAGTCGGTGGCCAGCGACGCCGTCTTTAACATATCCTCGCAGGTCTACTCGGCTGCCGGCACCTACGCCTTCACGGTGCCGGCCGGAGTGACGCGCCTGCGCGGCCGCGTGTGGGGCGGCGGCGGTGGCGGCGGCCCGACAACGGCCAACGCGCTTGGCGGCTCCGGCGGCAACGGCGGCGGCTTCGCTGAGGGCTATTTCGCTGTCACGCCGGGGCAGACCATCACCGTCACCGTCGGCGCCGCCGGCACCGCCGGCGTGGCCCCGAGCGGCGTCGGCGGCAACGGCGGTACGACGTCGATCGGCGCCTTCGTGTCCGCAACTGGCGGCCAGGGGGGCAACTACGGCTCGGCGAGTTACCCCGGCTACACGCCAAACACGGTCGGCACCGGTGGCGGCACAGCGGCAACGTTGACAATTAGCGGCTCGCGCGGCGGCCAGGGTGGCGGTCCAGCCAACGGCTACGGCGCCATCGGCGGGTTCGGTGGCTCGAGCCCCATGGGTGGCGGCAACTGCCCCGGAACGACAGGCGCCGCCAACGTCGGCCAATCACCGGGCGGTGGCGGCTCCGGCGGTGGCGGTTACACAGGGTCGAACTGCAACGGCGGGCTCGGCGCGCCTGGGCAGGCGATTATCGAATGGGTCAATCCGTAACAAGCGCGGATGCTCGTGCGCATCCAAAAAACCGCTATTAAATGGGGTGCACCGTGAAAATTGCTCGCTCTATCGACGGCGTCGTGTTCGAGACCTCCGTCATTCCTGACGACGCCGAGATCGCCGATCATTTCCCGGCGAGCCTCGGCTTCCGCGCCTGCGGAGAGGCCGTCGTGCCGGGCTGGATCGACGACGGTGCGACGTTCTCGCCGCCGCCGCCGGTCGTTATCGAGCCCGCCGCGCTCAAAGCCCATGCAGCGGCGCGCCGCTGGCTGGCGCAGATCGCCGGCACGGCGTCCGGGATCCCGACCGATGACGGCTCGCGGGCGGCGGTGGCGCAGGCGATTCAGTCGATCGACCTCGGCATCATTGTCGCGCCGGTGGCCTGGAAGGGCCAAGCCGGTTTCGTCGACTTGACGCGCGCCGATCTGGTGGCCATGGCACAGGCCATGGCGTCTCATGTGCAGGCCTGCTTCGACTTCGAGCGCGCCGACGTGCTCGTGCAGATCGCGAACGGAACGATCACGACCACGGCGCAGATCGACGCGGCAGCTTGGCCGGCCTAGTTGCCGACGAGATAGGGGGCGGCCATGGCCAACAACTTCGACGTATTCTTCCAGCGTGTACTGGCGGACGAGGGCGTGACGTATGAGGATGTGCGTGGCGACAACGGGGGCCCGACAAAGTGCGGGTTGACGATTGCCGACGTGGCGCGAGCCAACGGCGTCAAGTGCCCGCCCCGCGGCGGTAAGGGCTGGGACGATCTGGTGCAGAAAGTGCACGAACTCAACCCCGGCACGGCCCGCGATCTCTACAAGCGGTTCTACTGGGATGCCGTCCGTGCCGATGATTTGCCGTCAGGGCTCGACTATGCTCTCGTCGACTATGCCGTGAACAGCGGCGTTGGGCGTGCTGTTCCCGCGCTCGGCAGTCTGGTCGGCGTCAAGGGCTCGACCGTGACCGACGCCATGATCGCGGCAGCCCGGAACTATGGCTCGCTGGCCTCACTGGTCGAGCACCTGCAGGACAACCGCAAGGCGTTCCTGGAACGCATCGCCCAGGCGGACCACAACCGAAAGTTCCGCGAAGGCTGGCTGGCGCGCGAGTCCCGCGTCCGTCGCGTCGCGCTCGACCTCGCGGCCAAGGAGACGCCGCAGCGGCCGATCTCGAAGTTGCCGCGGCCCGGCGACGCCATCTCGACGGCGCCTGCGCCGACTACGGGCCGGATGATCGTCGAGTCTCGCACCACTCGCTACCAGGTCGCGTCGATTGCGCTGGGTCTGGTGGCAAAGTTCAAGGCCGCTGCCGTCACGATCGGCGCGGGTCTGGCGTGGCTCATCGAGCAGTTGCCGGACATCACGAAGGAGGCCGGCGACAACGTCTCGGCCGTCAAGGATTTCGCTGCGATGGTCGGGGCCGGGGAAGCCGTGGCCGCGGCGGCGACGGTGCTGTCGATCGGGTTCGCGGGTGTCGTCATCGTGCGGCACCTCGCCGACCGCAAGGACCTGAAAACGCTGAAGGGGGAATAACCATGAACTGGATCAAGAATTTCGCCGCCTTCGTCAGGGCAGCTCTCGGGCGGGTGATCGAGACGAGCGGGCTGCCGGACGTGTGGGGGTGGCTGGTCGCGCGCGCGACCGCTCCGGTCTGGGCCAAGACGACTGTCAGTCGCCTCGCCGTCGCGGTCGCCGCGCTGTGGCGCTCGTTCTGGGCGGTGTGGACCAACCCGGCGACCTATCCGATCATCGCCACTGTAGTGTTCACGGCCTTCGTGCTCGGCCACCACGAGGGGCGTCGTGGCCTGGCCGAGGCCAAGGGACTCGTGATGCAGGCGGGCAAGGCGTTGGGCGAGGCGCAGGCCACGGTCGCCGCCGACACGACCGAGATCGCGCGGCTGAACGCTCGCGTCGCGGAGCTCAGCAAGCCGTCCGCAGTCCAGCCCGCTGTGATCGAGAAGCGTCCGGACGTGCACAAGGCGCGTGCAAAAAAGCCCCCCCAGCCGGCCGCTCCTGCCGCAGGGGGCTGGTCATGGTGATCGAGCGCGCCGGCCTTGTGGCGCTCGCCGTTGTGGCGGCTCTAGTGGCTGTATGCGGTGGCATATGGGGCTACGGTGAGTCCCGTTTTGGCGCCGGCGTGCGGGCCGAGGCTGCCCGGCAGGCGGCGCATATCGCCGAACTCAACGAGATGATCGGAAAGATCAACGACGCGGCGACCGAAGCCTACGCGCGGGACGTGCCCGAACGTGTGCGTGTGGTGACCGAGGTCACGCACGATGTCGTGGTTGTGGCACCAGAGATCACGCGGCAGTGCGACGTGCGCGCCAGCGTGCGCGAGCGCCTGAACCGCGTCGGAGGCGCGCCATGAGCAAAGCTGCCATGCTGGCTGCCTGTCTTACCGCTTCGGTCATGACAGCATGCGCCAGCGACCCGCCCGTCGACGCGAGCAAACTTGCCGCCGCCCCTGCGTGGGCGCTGCAGGACTGCGGGAACCTTGAACCGATCCCGCCAGGGGACGGCGATCCCAACGTCCGCCAAAAGCACTATGGAGCCACGCGGTCTCAATTCGCGGACTGCCGCGACCGCCACCGCGCGCTGGTCGCCCGCGAACGTGTGCTCTCCAAGTTTTGACCGGGCGCCGGGGCGAGGCGCTGGAAACGCCGCCGTCCCGACTTGACCGCCATCCCGCACGACGGCGGGAGGGCCAGCCCACACCAACCATAGCCCAAAGCTCCGTCGAGGCGAAACGATGCTCAGGGATCAACCTGATGTATGGACAGCCGCACTGGCCCCCCTCCGGGTCGGGTATGCCGCCCCCGCCGCCGGAGGCGAATGGCTGGGGGCGGCACGTGGCGGCGATGCTGGCCCACCTCTCTGCCAAAGTAGACCACATGGAGGGGTGGATCGAGCGTCTCTCGGACCACCGGGACCACCACGAGGAGACTCTGGCGGATCTCAGGGAAGAGGTGGCCCGCCTCAAGGAGCGGTCGGAGCAAGCCGAGGATCACCCGCACAGGCCAAAGCCGGACAAGCCAAGCCTGGAAGACCGCCTCAAGGCGTTGAAGGAGCTAGGGACCGGCCTGCTGTGGCTGGCGACGGCGTCGCTGGCGGTCGCGCACACCTTCGGGCTGATCGGGACCGACAAGATGCAAAAGCTGACCGCGATCCTGCAAGGCGGCGGCGCTGCGCCGTGATGCGGCTGGCGGGCCTCGTGCGCCGCGTCGGGCTGCACCGTGGACCCCGGCTGGCGCTCGCCTGTTTCGCGCTGCTCGCCGCCGTCAGTGTGGTCGGCCGCGCCCGCCAGCCGCTCGAGACGGCGGCGCCGCCCACCGCGTCGTTGTCGTCCGCGTCGCGTTTCGCAGAGTCCGCCGCCCCCTTGATCGCCCGAAGAACCCCATGAAACTCGCGGCCAAAAAGCCGCAAAACACGAGACACGATCAGCACCAGCGCTGCCCCGCGCGCCCGCTCCCCACGGGCTCCTGCTGATCGTCGCATGCCGGCTTCCCGCCGGCATGCCCATGCCCCCGCGCCCGGTTTCCCCCCGCCGGGCGCGGGGGTCCATCTTGCTTTCCCAGGGATAATCCCCATGACCTACCACGCCCGCCCCGCCGTCACGACACTCTACGCCCGCACCAATGCCGATCTGGCGATTGACCTGATCGTCACCCAGGGCGGCGCTCCGCTCGATCTGACCGGCTATGTCCCAGTGCTGGGTGTGCGAGATTACGGCCGCATGAGCGTGCAGTATGAGATCGGCTCCGGTCTCGACATGACACCGGCCGAGGGGGAGATCCGGCTACGTGTGCCGGCGGCCGCCATGCTCGGCTGGCAGCCAGGGGTCTATACCTGGGATCTGCAAATGCGCCGTGACGGCACCACCGACGTGTGGTGCGAGGGTCGGCTGTCCGTCGAGCGCGGCGTGGTGCAGGGCTCCGCCGTGCCGTCGACGCCGGCTATGGGCGACCTGCCTGCGAGCGGCACCACCGTCGCAGCCGGCGATATCACCATCGAGATCCGCCAGGGCGGACGGTCGACGGTGGTCGGCGTGGTGCAGGGTCCGCGCGGCTACACCGGAGCCAAGGGGGACACGGGCGACCAAGGCCCCAAGGGTGATACGGGCGAGCGCGGGCCGCCGGGCCTCCAGGGTATCCCCGGCATCCAGGGCATCCAGGGACAACAGGGTGTGCCGGGCACGCCGGCCGACATGGCGGCTGTCAATACCGCTCTGGCGAGCGAGGCCGAGGCCCGCGCCAATGCCGATGCTGCTCATGTCTCAGCCGCCGACCCGCACGGGCAGTACCTCACGGCGTCGCGCGGCGATGCGCGCTATCTCGCCAGCCCCGTACTGACCGGCACGCCGACGGCTCCGACCGCTGCTCCCGGCGTGACCACGCAGCAGATCGCCAACATGGCGGCGCTGGCAGCGGCAATCTCCGCGCTCAAAGCCGAGCTGATGGGCGGCGTGCCGTCTGCCGCGCTCGATACGCTCGTCGAGATCGGCACCCGGCTCCTGGATGACGAGAGCGTCGTCGCGGCGCTGACGACGACACTCGCCGGCAAGCTCAGCAAATCGGCTAACCTCTCCGACCTCCCTGATCCCGCAGCGGCGCGCACGGCGCTCCAGCTCAGCGCGGTTGCGCACTCCAACAGCTACACAGACCTCGCCGACAAACCCACGATCCCGCCTGCCTACTCGCTGCCCGTCGCGACCGCCACCGTGCTCGGCGGCGTCAAGCAGGGCGTGGGTCTCGCCATCGATAGTGCCGGCGTCGCGTCACTGACCAATGCCGCCGCATTGCCGACAAACCGCCTGCTCTATTGGGACGGCGCCAAGCTCGTCGCGACCAATCATTATTATGACCCGGTGACCGGGTTCGAAGGGATTGGAACGACGGGGCCTGGGGCGCCACTGCACATAAAGACCGGCGCTGACCCAGGTATCCTAATTGAAACAACGTCGAACAGCCCGGGGCTGCGCTTCAAAGATTACGCCTCGACTCCTAACCAGTGGGAGATCGGTTCCGGATGGTCAGCGGGGAATACTGGAGAGTTCTTTATTTGGGACCCCGTGCACGCTGCAGGAGCGCCCCGCATGGTGATCAGCACTGCAGGCAACGTCGGCATCCTGCTTACAGACCCGCGCTGGGGCGTCGAGAGCAACGACTCGATCGGCACGCGCGCAGTGACGTTTGCGACCCTGCCGAGTGCCGCGCGCGGCGACAATCAGTGGCACGCCATCGTCGACGCCCCAGCGGCCTACTCATCGGCGCTAATCGGGCAGGCGGCGGCCGGCGGCGGCTCCAATCTCGCTCCCGTCCATTCACGCGGCGGCACTTGGCACTTCGGCTGATTCGGCTGACAAGAGGATCACGACACATGGCTTCTATTGGCGACATCATTACTGAGCGACTTGTAATCGGCTACGATCACGGCGGATCGGGAGCTATCCTCGGCGCGCACGTCGAGGCGAGCGAGGTCATGCGGGTCGACGCGACCGGCAAACCGACGCTGGTCATCCCGGCTCCGACGCGCCCCGTAGCCGTGTCGGACATCACGGCCGAGCTTCCGGCACATGCAGCGCTGCTGGCGCAGATCGCCACGCTGACCGCCGAGCGGGACGCGGCCCGCACCATCCGCACCAGCGTCAGGACGGCGCTAGGATTGCCCGAGGATGCTACCGACGAGCAGATCACGGCAGCGGTGACGGCGGCGCATCAGGCCGTAGCTCGCGTGGCGGAGCTGGAGGCGCAGATCGCGGCACAGCAGCCGAGCGCAGTCCGGGTGACCCCCTATCAGGCCCGCCGCGCGCTGCGAGACGCCGGACTGCTGGCGCAGGTCGAGGCCATCGTCGCCGCCGCTCAGGCCGACAGCGATATCCGTCTCGCCTGGGATTGGGCCGTCGAGTGGCGCCGGGACAGCGAGATGATCGCGCAGCTCGGGGCCGCGCTTGGGCTCAGCGCCGAGCAGATCGACGCGCTATTCGCGTCGGCGGCTGCGATAGCTGGATGAGGCTATGGTGCACGTCTCGCGCGGCGCCATCGAGATCGTCGAGTGTCGTGCCGGAGATGCTGTCGATGATCGGCACATGGTGGGGTTTCCTGTGACTAGGGTTTATGCCGCTTCTTCGTCGTCTTCGACGTAGTCCTTGCCGTAGACATAGCGATAGCCTTCCTTGGTCGCCTTCACATTCTCGGTCGCGGCGAAGCCGTTGAAGCCAACGATGTTGGCCTGGAAGTTCCACCCCTCGTCGAAGGCCATGCCGTGAAACTGCACATGCGGGTACATGGCCGCGAACTTACGGAAGATCGGGCGCGGCGGTGACCAAGCCGTCTCGAAGTGGAATTCCATCGTTCCTTCGCCGGTCACGTCGAAGCCGCACCGGAACGAGCCCCACTTGGTGCCCCACTCCTTGGTGCAGAATTCGAGCGTGTCGCCGTAGCCGCAGGCGTCGATGGCCTTGCCGATCAGCTTCGCCAACTCGCCGTAATTCATGTCCACGCGCGGTTCATGCTGTACGCGATACGGCGGCGCCTTGGACATGATCGCAAGCAAGTCGTCGTAGCTGAGAGCCGCTGCCGCAGGCGGATGCAATCGCGCAAAATCGCCGCACATCACCGCCAGCGGATACATCTGCTCCTTGCGGTCGATGCGCACGCCGCGCTGGTAGTCGTGCGTGGGGTATGGCTTCATCGTCGCGAGTTCGCCTAGGTACTCGTCGATGCGGCCGACGCCGTCGCGCGGGATGTCCTTCAACTCCTGTGGCATCGGGATAACCGTGTCGAAGTCGAAGCAGAAGTCGGTGTCCTCGCCCTTGGCATTCTTGATCGGTGCGAAATGGCGCTCGCGGATGTGCGCCAGGACACCTTCGTCGCCGGTCATCACAATGCGGTGGCTGACATAGTTCGGCATGCTCGGGCCTTTCATGCTTTGCGGTTGCGGATAGCCTTGGCTGCGTCCCGCCTCCCGGCTTGGTAGCCGCGATCAAAAGCACCATGCGTCGGGCCGTAAAGAGCAGCAGGTTCCGCATCCGCGATCTCCGCGCACGCCTCGCGCTCGGCGGCGACGGCCTCATCGATACGCGCACGCAAGTATCCGACCGGATCGAACTCGACGCGCGCATTGACGTGTCTACCGATCCTGAACAAGTAGTCGCAGGCGTCTTTCGCGACCTTCTCTTCCGGCGTCATCTCGTGGGCCTTTCATCTCTGCCGTATCGGCTGCATCAGATCGGCGGTCATCAGCGCCCGCCGCGCGAGTTCGTGGCAGGCGTCGATGTCGCCATTCTCCGCCGCGTCCTTGATCGCTTCGAGCGCGCTACCGAGTTCCGCGATGTCGTCGCATGCCATGCCGAGCACGTTGGCGGCTTGCGCTTTGGAGCCATCGACGACTGCGCTCGGCTGGACCTGCTTCCACTGCTTCCAAGTGCGGTGCATGGCGGCCCTTCATGCTTGGCCGCATCTGAGGGCGGGCCGTGTTGTCGGGGCACTCGGGCTCTGCGCTCTGTTTGCCGCCGGCACGGTTTACGTCGTCGTCTCGGCCGGGGCTCGGAATGCCGAGGTCCAGGCGAGCAAGGCCAGAGCGCCAGCTTGTGCTCAAACTCGTATTCATCGCCCGGCCGGATCTTGTGTCCGGTCAGGTAGCACTTGCCGCCCTCGCGCTCTCTGCCTCGGCGGAGAGCACCGGGAATCGAACATCGCCCTGGCGCTCAAGGATGCCCACAAGGTGAAGACCGCCCAGGACGTGAAGATGCGGGCCAAGTCGGATCGCATCCGCAAGAAGCACCTTGGGATCAAGCCCCCGTCACGTTGGCCCACGGCACGGAACGGGAAGTTCAAACAGAAGCTGTCGGGAGAAATCGTACCGCGCTGATCTATTCGGCCTTGTCCGGCTTCTGGCGCTCACGGCGTTTTAGTTCGGCGTCGATAGCTTCCCGGATGAATGCAGCCATCCGGCTCTTGCCGACAAGCGACTCGATCCGCCCCCGCTGTTCATCAGTTAGGCGGACCTTGGTTTCCTTCACGTGCATAGGAGGGCGGCCCATACGGCGGGGGATATCCGTCCCCGAAAATTTTGTCAAATTCGCCTCCATAAGCGTCCCCGCTTATTGACACTATAAACGGGGACGCTTATAACTTCAATCACAGACGGACATGTGGCGCGGCAATCCCGCTAGCGCCTTTCCCTTGGAGGGTTTCATGGCTTCCGTCGCTTTCTCTTCCGTCGCCGCGAACAACCCCGCGCTGAAGGGTTCTCTGGCCGCTCGCAAGCAGCGTTTCGGCGATCGTGGCCGCTACGCTGTGGCGCCGGTTCATACGCGCTTCGACGCGGTGGAGTGGTTCGTATGGGACGCGGAGCATCCGCTTTCTGACCTGAGCCATGCCGAGGTCATCCGGCAGGCTGAAACTCTTGAGGAGGCCCTTCGGGGCCTCTGAGGATCGCGCCATGAAAAACACGTTCCAAATCCCGCAGAAGATCTATCGCACGGCTAACGGCGGCGGTCTCTGCCCTTGGTGCGGCGCCTATTCTTCCCGCTCCTGTGAACTGGAAGAGGAGATGGGCTCCTGCCCTTGGGAAGACAGCGAGCCAGACCCTGATCTTCTGCGCGAGGACGCCCACGAGCGCGAGCGCATCCGCACATGGTGGCCGGAAGAAGATGACGGCTCCTACGACAGGAGGCATGACCGATGAATAATAATGGCGGTTCAGCTTTTCCGATCCCCGATGAGGGTCAGGGCTGGGGCTCGGCTGGCATGAGCCTGCGCGATTGGTTTGCGGGGCAGATCGCGGCCGGAATGGCGGCTCATTCTGGCACGTCTGGCGTCAGTTTCGGGCCGCATGATATCGCCGGCCGATCCTATCAGGTGGCCGATGCCCTTCTCAAGGCGCGCGAGGAACCACATGGCGAATGACCCCGCAACGCTCGTCGCCGAGCTTGAGCGCCTGCATCAGCGTCAGGCAGACCTTCGCGCTTATGAGATCGACCTTGCCGAGCGCGGGGAAAATGACCCGGCGTCGGACACATGGAAGACGGCGGCCATCGTGGCCGCGTCTGCCGAGGCTGATTTCCAATCCGCTCTTGTCCGCAATTGGAACACTATCGCTCGCCTCTTGAAAGAAGGCGAGCAGTGGCGCGTCCGCGAAAGCGAAACGCAAGACGCCCTCCAAGCCATCGGTGAAGAATTCGGCGCCCTTGGTGGAGAGCCGCGCGTCGATGGCATTCGCCGCGTGCTGACGGAGAAGGAAAAGGCACTCGCCCTGTCTGGCGCCACGCTGATGAAGCTGGACCGCACGAACGCAGAATTGAGCGATGCGCTGATGGCGGCCCGAAAATATTCGCGCGAATGACGGATTGTGCTTGACGGCGAGCCGCTCGTAACTACTTTACTTGCGCCGCGAAGTGTGTCGGGGCATCATCTCGATTCGAGCGGCGGAGTTCAACATGTCTTACCTGTTAAATCTTGAGGTTTATCGCGAACTTGTCAACAGGTGCGCAGAACAGCGCCTCAACTATGACATCGCGAACGGCTCCGCGCTTCATGCCCGTATCCTTATTTCAAAGCTCTTTGAGGTCGCGAGGACGGACGTTTGCATCGTTACCGGCAAGCTCACGGTAAGAAATCCGGATGGGGTTGACATTTACGGATACGATGACGTTCTCGCAAACGCTCGGCGGTTCCTTTCTGACCCGACTTCGTGCCTGCAGATTGTGGTTCAGGGCGGAGCAATTGATCGCGGTCGCGATAACGATTTCCTTGCGTCTATTATCGAGGACGAAAACCGTAACGGCGCTGTAGAGATTTTTATTCCGGACTCCCCGCTGCCTCCAAGTGTTCCTCACTTTATGCTGTCGGATGGGACTGCGTTTCGTCTTGAGACGGGTGCGGACGCTCTGAATAAAAAGGACATCAGCGCTCTAACGGCTGTAGCAAATTTTGGCGATAAGAAAATATCGGAGCGACTTAAGTCGTATTTTGGTTTGCTAGCTGAGTACGTATCTGCTACGAGGCAGACCTATAATCCTGGCGCCTCTTATCGATAGCTGCATGTTCGATGAAATTCTTTCGTCCACTGCCACTCTTGCGACGCTTTCGAACTGGTTGGCGGTGTCCTTCGCAGTCAACTCAGCTTATCCGATAATGGTGGGGTTCGGTCGCTTGACTGGCATCTCGGTCCACCACTGGACGCACGGACAACAGACACGCATCTTAGGAGCGAATCGTGACGCACATGGTCGGACAACCCGCTTCTCTCGATGACGCGAAGGCAGAAGCCGAAAAGCGCGAAGTATTCGCTGCGCTCGACCGCTTCATCGTCAAGCACTACGGGGAGCGCTGCAAGCCGTATCAGGACGGCTGCCCGTGCTGCATCGCATGGGCCATGCGCGACACGCTGTCGATGGCAATCGGTATCTAAGGAGCGGAACCGTGGCAGCCTATGAGGCCGCAGGAGAGACGGACGAATGGTACACGCCGCGTTACATCTTCGATGCGCTCGGCGTGACGTTCGATCTCGATGTGGCGTGCCCGCCCGAGGGTCCGCGCCATGTGCCGGCGCGTGCGTGGCTGTCGCTCAATGGGCTCGTCGAGCCGTGGCACGGCTTCGTGTGGATGAACCCGCCGTTCGGGCACCAGCGCCACAAGCGCGAGTGGCTGGCGAAGTTCTTCGCGCACGGCAACGGCATCGCGCTCGTTCCGGATCGCACGTCGGCGCCGTGGTTTCAAGAGTTCGCGCCGCGCGCCGATGCAATTCAGTGGGTGTCGCCGAAGATCAAGTTCGAGCGCCCGGATGGGTCGCGCGGCGAGTGGCCTGGAACGGGAACGGCGTTGCTTGCGGCAGGCGACTGCGCCGTGGCGGCGCTACTGCAATCAGGGCTCGGCTTCGTCACGCTGCCGAGCCGCATGAAAATACCTAGGAGGGTCCGTTGCCGCGCGCCTACTACAACGAGAACAACCTGTTCGCGGCGCAGTGGCTTCGCAACCTGATAGCCGCCGGCGTCATAGCTGACGGCGATGTCGATTTCAGAAGCATTGATGACGTGAGCCCTGGAGACGTCCGTGGATACACGCAATGTCATTGGTTCGCCGGCGCCGGCGGATGGTCGCTTGCGCTACGAATGGCCGGATGGCCAGACGCCGAGCCCGTGTGGACAGGTTCGTGCCCGTGTCAGCCGTGGTCGAAAGCCGGCCGACGCTCCGGCGCCGTCGACCATCGCCACAAATGGCCAGCATGGTTCCGTCTCATTCGCGAGTGTCGTCCTGCAACGGTCCTTGGAGAGCAGGTTGCGGGCGCGTGGGTTTGGCTCGACGGTGTATTCTCTGACATGGAAAGCATCGGTTACGCCTGCGCAGCGGCGGATTTGCCGGCTGCATGCGTCGGCGCCCCGCAAGATCGCCCCCGGCTGTGGTTTCTGGCCAACGCCGAGGGCGTCGGACGGAGGACCAGACTATGCAAAACTGGGGCGCAGTTCGACCGGGATCAACCTGCCAACTGCTCTTGGTGGGTATCCGAGCCCGATGTGGCTCGCGTGGCTTATGGGATACCCGCCAGCGTGGATATCCGCCGCGCCTTCGGTAACGCCATCGTGCCCCAAGTCGCAGCCGAGTTTATTCGGAGCTGCATGGAAGCAACCACTTAAGGAGCGGTCATGAAGCCGTTGGAAGTTAGAAATCTTGAGCTGGAAGAAACGCCCGGGATTGTGCTGCCGCTCGCCAACCACATCATCCTGAACCTGCTGCAAGTGTGCGGAGAGGATGACGTCGACACGCCAGAGTGGCGCGAGAAGCTGGACCGCTGGACCAAGGCATGGCTGCACGCGCACGAAGTGCTGACGCCAGGGATAACGAAACCGAGAACATGAAGGAGGGTCCGCGCCGTGGTCGATCTGCCGAAGCTCGCATTGTCTGTGCGCCAGCCGTGGGCGTGGGCGATCATCCATGCAGGCAAGGACATCGAGAACCGCGACTGGAAGGCGCTGCCGAGCTTTCGATGCCGCATCGCAATTCATGCGTCGAGCGGCATGACGCGCGACGAGTACGAGGACACCGCCGAGACGATCGAGAGCCTA